GTTTATCATTTCGCTAACGTCCATGTCCTTAAACATTACTCTTGACAACTGTACAACACCGACTGATTGAACTAACCGATGGACTTCATCTTCTTCCTCTTTAGTCATAAGCTATTATATTTTAGTTTATTTAAAAGATTGATGCCGCAAAGATACGCATTTTTAAAAGTAAGAAGTCGGCTTTAGGTTAATTTTTGTGTTAAACTTTATAAAAAAGTAACAATCTGAAAGTTTTGTTGCCAAATTCTTGCTACTATATTATCTTTTTTTTGTAACAGAAACATTGCACTTTCAGATTATTTTCGTAACTTTGCGGCATAAATCAAAACATTAAGATTATGAAAATGAAGATACCATTCAGAGACAGAAGTCAAATGAAGATGAAGGAGAAAATAGTCAATCCTTTGTCTGTTGAGGAGGCTTTAGAGATTAGCAAGGAAGGCTTTATTCCTATAACTGATAGTTGGGGAAATGATATAAACCATTCTAGCTTCAGCAGGCTTCCATTTGCTGTCAGAATGCCGAAAGGTTTAGTAACACAAGCAGAAGAGGAACGAAGGAAACGTAGATATGGCTATCTTAGTGATTTAATTCCATCTTTTCGTGGCTTTGATGCACCATATTTCCCCTGACGGGCGATAAAAGAAATAGGCGGTCACCATGTGGTAAACCGCCTTGTGTGTTCTTATCCTTCGAGCAAATCAACTATCTGACCATATCCACCTACAGCCATGACAGGACAGAGGATCTTCTTGATAAGAATAATATCCTCGGCTTCGATGTCTACGTTCTCTGCATCCTTGCCTATCTTGCAGGCTACCCGATAAGCACGTAGCTTTTCTTCGCCCGATAGCTGCATATCTTGGCGGTCTATCACTTCGAAGAGTACCTTGCCTACAATATCACCAATAATCTGAGGCTTGTAGGTTTCCTCTCCATTCTCATTCTTAACTGGTGATACTATCACCTCACCCTTCCAATTTTTGAAGGGAACATTGAAATTCTTTTTCATATTTCTTACCTTTTAATAATTATATTGCTATTTCCCTATAAACCAATTTACGTTCCAATTACTACCATCATATATTAATTCTGTTGTCTGGTTTAATGCACCCGAAGTGAAGCTATTTTTACCAACTCTGTACCAAAATATATTATTAAGTGATGATTTAATAACAAAGTTGTCACCAGTTTGTAAAAACTTATAATATTGACCTCTCTGAGGTTTCGCTGGAAGTGTAATAGTTACGCCTTTTGTTACTATAACGAAACAATCCATATCCGTTAACTCCATACTTCTATTTATTGTCCTGGTCATCGGTCTAAATCCGGCATACATGCCATGTTCTGCATATATCGCACAGTTTCCATATACTTTACTCTGAAAGACTCCGTTATACCTGTTATCTTCGTACTGATACTTATCATTGCACCCTGTTACAGAAATACGTATACCTGACTTCAGAGTATCATCATCTGCGGAAAAGCTATCATCTATTAAAAGGTTACTCAATAATGCTGGTAATTGGTAAGTAGTTCGATACTCTCCAAGCCAAACCGTCCTTTTTCTTTCCGATTTCCATGTATGCGTATTTGGATTTAAAGTTCTGCTATATTCACGAAACAACATAAAGTTATTGTATAAGGCGAAACCAGGCTCTTCATTATCGTATCCAGATATATATCTGAGACTCGTTTTATCCAACAAGAAACAGCCAAGTGTAGCGCTTGTAGATACCATGTGCCCTTCATTGGTAACATAGAATGGAGATTTAGCTGCCGTATCAGCACCAACAAACAACGGAGCATTGGCATTATTCACTTTGCACGCGTCAATCTCGTAGTTGCCGAAATATCCCACCTTGGTAATTCCATCCTCAGACTTCGCCCAAAGGTGCTTAACCTCAATTTTATCAGCATCAATCAGGCTAGCATTAAGCTTGCCTCCAATGAACATGGCGGCAGTTTGCCCGTTATTATCAACACGGATTCTATCTCCATACAGCAGCACCTCATCGCTCTTTACCTCGATTCCTGCCTTTTTCAGACTCGCCTTATCAACAAGGTCACTCTTACGCTCGGTGTATTCAGTAACGACTGCACCCACTTCGATTTTCGGTTTTGTGATGGTCACACTCCAGCTCGTTACGTCAGTCTGCTTGGCATTTTTCGGGAACTGGAAGTAGAGTTCTTCAGGAAGTCTATCCTTGAATCGGAAATGCCCCCATACCCTCTGCTGCTTAGACAGCTCTTTGACTTCAACCAAAACAACATAACCAACTGTCTTTCCGTCACCATCCGCTTCAGTCATCATACCATTCTGCTGTTCTTTGTAGCAAGTGAACTTGGTGTTTGTTACAGGATAAACGACATACACGTCCATATATTTCGCATCGCCTCTTACCTCGAAACTGATAGTATAATCTGTGTAGAGCTTGAAGGCGCTGCCTTTTATCCGATAGAATGTATTGTAATCATCGCTACCGCTCGCTGTCAGTTCATAAGCATCACCCACAAGAGTCTTCTGACCCTTCGCAGCATAAACATTACCACCTACATCAAGCGTCCTTGAATTATCAATCAAGTTAGCACCGACATAATCATAGTCTTTATCTGATAATGTCCAACCGTTGTAAGTATCACCCTCTTCAACCATTGGTCTGCAAATACAAGCTTCAATCCGTCCACTATCCACATTGCAATACTCCCAAAAGTTGAATGCAATATAATCAGATTTTGCATCTTTTGTATCAATTACGGTAGTACATAACTGCCATTCGTTGACCTTTTTCGGTTTAAAATTCATAGGGGTAATGTTGGTGGCTCTGACTAAACGCTTTGCATTTGTCTGCTTGTCTGTATAGATTGCTTCAAGACATAAATTAGCGTTGATGTCATTTGACTTATAATAGCAGGATATTATGTATTTTTTCCCCTTTTCAATCCTGATGCTTTTTCCACCTTGTGAACCATCCCAATATACACCAATGTAGTGTGAAGTACCATCCGTATCATCAATGACTTTGATGCAGTTAGTTCCGTTATATCCACTGGTCATTTCAATCCTTGCGGTATTAGATATGATGAAGTCATTGATTTTTCTTTTGAAATCACTGCCCGCAAGCAGATTGCGCCTTGCTATTGACTTTTCGCTTACAGACAGGGAGATTTCTCTTGCTGTTTGTTCGATTTCAGACTTTGCCTGAGTCAGTTCGTATTTTGTTGCAGCACCATCAAGCCTGTTTGATACCTCTTTAAACTTCGACTTGTAGCTTTTGTTGTCGAATGCTACAATGCCAGTAAATTTTGCCACATTAATCGAAAAAGGAACCTGTGCAAAATAGGTAACCCCGTCATAAGCAGCCTGCGCAACCGCATATCCTGACGTCGCGGAAACCACATGATTCACGCCATCAACAACCACGTCATCCTTTGCGATGATATTGCCTGATACAGATACCGTGATATATCCGTCCTCCTGCGTTACATAACATTTGCAATTTACGCACATATCATCTCTCGACGAAACGCCAATGCATTGATTTGAGACATTCTGGTTTCCCTTCATTACCTTTACTTTCGCTGTCTTTGATGTACCAGGAGATACTATTCCGTTATCGTCCGTATCAAAGACAAGCGGAGCGTCTTCAACAATAATAGAAACGGCATCCTTGCCAGGCTTGCCTTGCGGGCCTGGCGCACCATCCCTTATCGCCGCTATCGTTATCTGACCCCTCGCCAATAATGTTGCCATACACTTTCATCTTTTTAATTAATAAAAAATAAGGGTGAGGTGCCCTTATTTTGACACCTCACAAGTAAATGTACCTCTGCCGCTCACGTCAGTAGCAGCCACCGTGACGTAAGGCTTGTTCGAAGCATTCACCGCACTTGATGTACCGTTCCAGTTCGTGGCTACACCGCTGGCATTGTACTTCGTCCATTTGTAGATGTAGTTCGAGGCATGGGTGCTGTCTGCCTTCACCGCTGCACCATCCTCCACTACCTTGCCGTCCTTCCACACACGAGCGAAAAGCTCGGTCGACTGGGCACCGTTCACGATCTTGTCGCCCGTCAGCGAGTACACCTCCACTACATACGGGTCGCTCGCATCGAAGAACGTGATGATGGCACTTGCAATATCAGTACCGTCCTTCACCGTACAGCGGAACGTCTGAAAGTTAAGCACGTCATTGGCACGCACATTCAGAGTGCTCACGCCGCCCGAAGTGCTCACGTTGCCCGATGCCACAGCGCTCCAGGTTCCTGCACTGATATTCAGCACCTCCCAAGTCATAGAAGTCAGAGAAGTGTCCTGCACGTTGCCACGGAAGAACTTCGCCACGGCACGCAGCGTCTTGCTGTTGTTGGTCGAGTCGAACGTGTTGCCGTCGGGAGTTTCTATCTGCACCGTCTGTAGCGCACCGCCGCTCTTCGCCAGCGAAATGGTCTTGTAGCCGATACACGTAGTCGTAGCCTTTGTCTCCGGGTCTGTGTATTTGCACGACCACTCGATGTTCTTCACGCTGCCGTTCTTGGCGATGTTGCTTGTGAGGTTAAGCTGATACGGCTTACCGCTCGCTGGGGTAGCAGCCGCACCATCCTCCTTCCACGACCATCCCGTACAAGCCGAGGTCGGAGCCTGGTCTGAAGCATTGCCAGTCACGTAGACATGAGCTGCGATGACGTTAGGCGCACTTGCCGAATAGTTCGGAGTGTATACACCCGTGTCGGGAGTGTAAATCTGAGTCTCGCCCTTAGAGCACTGAGTGAAACACTGCACGGCCTTACCGTCATTGAGGTCAACGATAGTAATCTGACCATTAGCTAATACTTTTGCCATAATCGTTTGTTTGTTTAAATATTATTATATGTTACTATTAATAGTCTTTGAGTCTGATATGTACACACGACACCCGAATTGAGCCTGCCTGCTCACATCGTCACGTGTTATAAGACACGAGCGCCCCACGCCCTCATGTAGCCTATTCCACACAGCATCGTCTTCAGCGTCAGCCGACTGTCGCCACCACGACCATGAGCCGTTGCTCACGGTGTCGCTTATGTCCTCGCCATTGCGCAGCAGCGTTGCCTTGAGCGTCATTTCGCCCGAGCCGTTTATCATCACCGTGCCCGTATCGCTCGTTATCATTATCTGATAAGCCACGCCGTCCTCGCCCTTGTCTCCCTTCTCGCCTTTGCTTCCAGATAGAACTTTTTTCCATTGTGTCGAGCCGTCAGAAGGCTCACCTGTTACGTCCTCCTCTGAATTGGCAACACACACCCAAACGGCATTGTTGTGATTTACTTGGTCGTTCTTATGATAGGTATTTCCTTCTACCCAGTCACCTCTATAATTGATGATATTAATAGTACTGCCGTCATCCGAAATCAATTCAAAGTGTGAGGAATTGATTTTCGTTCCACCCTTCGGTGAAGTCTCGAATACCGACAGAGATACTTCTTTGTTCTCGCCATTTACGCTTTTTGTGATAGTATGCTTGTACTCAGAGATATTAGCATAGCAAACGATACGAGGAGCATAGTCGCCAGTTGTCTCAAGGATAATCACGTTCTGCCTGTCCGTCTTGTCGTACTCAAGATTGCTATTACGATGTCTGTTGCCGTCCAGCACGATTGTGTCGCCCTCAGCAGGGTCTCCCTTTATCTCAACAGGCGCATTCTTCTCTGTATATCCGTCTAAGCCTTCGGAATGCTTGCCAACGACAATCCAAGCAAACGCCTGACCATCGTACAATTCAACCTGTACTTCTCTCGTCTGCTCCTTACCAGCTTCGTCAAGATAAGTCTCCGTTTTAGTGCCGTATATCTTCTCATTTTGCGTAGATACGCCACCATCATGAATAGTACGCCAGTAACTCTTATTACTTGTATCACTATATGCTCCACCAGCCACAATCTCGCCAATAGTCTGACAGCGCACTTGGTCGCCCTCCTGCCAGTAGTTCATCGTGGCAGTAGTTCCGTTGTCAGCTAAGAGATAGCATTTCCAGCCAGCGCATTCTGCATCATCCGCAGTTGTTTCTACCCAAGATATCACACCGTCAGCAGATACCGATTCCTTGACAGGCACAACTTTGATAAGCTTGCTACCAGCTCCAGATAAATAGATGTTGCCTCCCGAATAAGACAGCTTGCGTACATCTAATTCGTGGAATATCGCCTTGCCCCAGATGGTTAGGTTGTTCAAGAATGCATGATACTTGCCGTTCTTCTCCTTCTCAACAGAAAAGCCTTGTTCAGCCGCGTTGTCGTAATCGAAAGACTTGATGGTATTAAACACCGCATCGCCCAACTCCGTAATCATAGCATTGTTGCCAAACTTCGCTCCCATCATCAAATCAGCAAGACCTTTGGCAATAAGACCTTTCGCAAATGTGATTAATCCCTGCGCAGTGTCGTTGTGTAGCTTTGACAAGAAACTAAGGATAGTCTTTCTTGCTGATAGAACATTACTGTCTGTAGGAGGTGTTGAGTCGTTCGTGCCTATTACATAGACGCCACCACCACCATTGCCACCACTTATCTGAATGCCGTTTACCGTGATAGAGTCAACCTTATCTTCCAACTTACCCAACCGGCTAGTAGCTGCCTTCTCGCCAACCGTGTACTGAGGGTGGTCGTAAGGGATATCCAAAGGTATCTCCATTCCGATGATACGAGAGTTTCGGTAGTGCTTGCCATCCGCGTCCACCTGCGCAAACATATCATTAATCAGCTTTACCTGCTCACCGAGAGGATGGTAATCGTATGTTCCATCATTGTAGAACTTATCGCCATCCATCGTGCAGGTGAAGTTTGAGTTGCTGATCATGGTTTTCTGATAGTACTGCTTCGCTCTATCGAACAGAGATAACTGAGCAGTAGGGATGAGGTCCGTATCTGTAATTTTGGTTGCGTCCCAGTTGAACAGAAAGTACTTATCACCAACCTTTGGGCACATAACGCCATCGGGAAGAGTTCTTCCGTAGGTATCGTTTGCCACAATCTCAAAGTAGTTAACCTTGTCGATAACCTTGAAGCTGACATCGAACTCCATACCCATGAGAGCACCGCTAGTGAACTTGATGCCTAAGGTGAGGTTACTCTTTATCCAACTCTCCTTGAAGTTATTAGTGAAAGAGTCTGTAGAAGTGACCTGCCAAAATGTCTGTGTAGTCTTCGTTCCGTCTTCGTTATCAACGGTGCTATCATAGGTCTTGATACTGCTGACTACACTTTCCACCTTTGGATATTCCTCCTCAAACATCACGACACCTTCGATAGCCTGCTTGTCGTTCTTCACGACATTCACATTCTCCAGGTAACCATTCTTGGCATAGAACCCATCACTATCCACTTCCTTGTTAGGGAGCATGAGGTAATCAGTAGCAACACCATCGGTGGTGACGTCCGCATCGGCACCAGTGAAATATCCTTTCGGAATATTCCTATCTGAGCCGAATGCGTACAGTCTCGTAATATAAGTTGACTTAGATTCCGAATAGGACATAGACAGAACATTAACATCCTGCTCGAATGTTGTCTGTCCTTCCATTTCGCAATATCCAAGGTATATAATAGAGCCATCTATCCACCACTCGCAGTTGAGTGCATCTTCGGAACAGATGGCGTTGAGAGCATCAAGAATACTGATGGAGCCGTACTCGATCAAAAATCTCTTCTGAACATCGAAAGCCTTGTTGTTGTACGTAGTGTAGTCAACAGAGAACTCCTTGCCATTGTACGTAAGACCTAGCGCCTTTAGGTTGCCTAGTATAACGTTCATGTGTACGCCTACCGTTGTGGTGAGGTTGAAGGAGGTTTCGTTGGCTCCGTGCTGAGGGCGATACTTGCAAAGCTTATTCTTCCAAGACATATAGTAGGCATCCATCTGCATTTCGTAGTCATAGCCATCACTATCATTGTGCTTAGGGAAGTATGATGATGTAAGCTCAAAGTAGCCGAAGTCGGGAATCTCCACGGAGTCCCCAATCTCGAAATAGATAGGAGTAGCCGTAGTGAACTTCAAGATGATGTAGTGGTGGTCCATAAGCTGATATGACAGCTTAGAGCCCTCACCGAAGTCCTCTAGTGTGAAGAATACCTTGTTATTTCTCTTAATCTGAATCATTAGCTTGTATATTTACTTGTTTCACCTCTGTCACTAGGGTCTGGCTCGTTGAGCTTTAGGCTGAACTTTGCCATTTCCCGAATGAACTGACTGAATTGAGTGCAGGAGAGATAGATGCACCGATACCACACATTAGGCTGAAATCGGGTGCGAATAACCAACTCTCCCTTAGCAAGAACCTCCTCGCAGAACCTAGCATAGTTCGTCATGAACGTATCTGAGTCTTTGGCGGTCATATTGAACGGCAGCGTTATCTCCCTCTCGTCCAACCTTGGATTGTGCTTGATAACTGACTTTCCGTCCTTTGAACGATACTTGTTGCTGATGAACTCCTTGTTTGGTGCAGGGGTCATGAGCGTACTGAGGGCGGTTTCGTCTAGGAAGATGCCCCACGTAAGGTAGGCATCCTTGCCATTGATGTAAAGTTGTCCATTAGTCATAACTATTTAATCATTAAATAACCTCATAGGCTTCGCTGTGAGCCGCTTTTGCTATTGTTGAGTATAGTTGTAAGGGCTGACAAGCGAAAAGCCTATAGAGGTCAAATATCCTTTAATCTTCTGTTCATATCATCCAGCTTGGCTCCGAAGTCATTGTAGGTGAGCTTTGAATACTTCACGATGTCTTCGAGGTAGCTGTTTGTCATGATCATCATGTTTCTAATCTCCAATACTGCTCCATTGGTTGAGATTCCGAGTGTAACGATGCTCTCCATCTGAGATATGGTGGTAGTCATGTTCTGAGCGATGGACTCTCCTGCAATCTGCAGGGCTGTGAAGCGACCATTCAGCTCGTCTGCGGTATCTTGCCCCATAGATGCCCATCCTCCGCTTGTAGCGGTCTGTGATGAGGATGAAGAACCAGTGTAGCCTGTCACCTTTGCCCACTCGTCACGTCTCTTCAAGCCTTCCTGGACTATATCATCGTAACGCTTATAGAAAGCATCTACATCTTCTTTGGTTAGCTTTCCGTTTTTATCCTTCATAGCCTTTGCCCAATCATCGTAGAGTTTCTTCAAGTCTCCATTGATAAGGTCTTCCATACTGAAAGAGAGAAGGGACTTCTGCATCTTTTCTGCGAAATCATCTGCCATTTCGCTAGCAAAGTCGCTACCATCCTTCTTCATGTCCATAAGGTCCGTCAAAAAGCTATCTCTCATTCCACTGAAGGAAATCTGAGTAAGGTTCTCCTTGAACTGCTCTGACAACTCTTCCAGCTTGCCCGCTTGGTCTATGTAGTCATTCAACTTCTCTGTCAGACGTCCACCATAGTTACCCTTTCCAGTGTTCTCGATATGCTCCCAGATGGCAACGTTGCCACGGAGGAGCTTCATTTCCTCTGGACTGAGGGAGAAGAGGTCGCCATTGAAGTCTGATTTGACGTTCTTCTTGATCCAATCAATCTCCTCACTACCGAAACCGCTCCAATAACGATTCCATGAGTGGTGCGAACCGTGATAGCTTGCCTGTGCCTTGGCGATGTCGAGGTAGTTCTGATTAGTCTCCTGCTGATTCTTGTAGGCTTGCTCGTAGTATGAGGTTGCCTTGGAGCCAAAGGAGTTTTCCATTGCATCAGTCAAATCCTCGATGGATTGCTGCAAGAGGGTATTTCTGTCTGTCAGTCTTTCGATGGTGTCATTGACTTTCTTTGCATTTCCATCTCCACCGAACAGACTATTGAAACCACCGAATGAAAGCGTGTTGAGGATATGAGAAACATTGTTCCCGATGCTCTTCAATGGCTTCATAACAATGTCACCCGACAAAGCATCATCAAGGATGCCCGTTACTGCGCCAAAGACCGTCTCCATGAGGTTGCTGATGAGTGTTCCGAAGCCATCTTTCAGTATATCGAGGATGCCGAGTATTGCGGAGATTATTTCACCTGCCATACCGCTATCCCCTAAAGCTTTCGTCAGAGCCTTGGCTGCGTCGCTATCTTTACCGAGCAACCCTTGGATGCCCTTTGCAAGCGTGTTGGCAACGTCCTTCTGCATGTTGCCGCCGAAAAGCTTGTCAAGCCCTAGAATAGAGTTTCCTATACCTTTGAGTGACCCCGATATAAGACCCTGCAAACCATTTTCAAGCTGCTGGAACTGAGAAACTGCCTTCTGTGCAGATGTCTGCAAGTCTGATGATGCCTTCTGAACTGATGAACCGAACTCCAAAACGTTGTTAGATGCGGTATCGAGTACGCCCTGCGCTCTAGAGAGGTTGGCTTCAGCCTTGCTGATACTTGTCTTGTCACCGCTCTTCTTAGCCTTGGCGAGGTCTTCCTGCGCCTTGGTGACAGCTTTTGTGGCTTCAATCTCTCGCTCCTGTGCATCAATATAGCCCTGCATGGCTGACTGATAGGAGTTGATGTCGTCCGAAACCTTCTTAAAGATGTCACTATTCCAGATGGTGGCAGAGCCTTGTAGCTTGGAGATAAGCTCCTGTATGGTCTTCTGCTCATTAACATCGGTTGTGCTCTTGGACAGCTCCTGCAACTTCTTTATTGTTGGTTCCAGTTGGTCCTTGAACATAGCTCCGAAGTCTCCGAAGACGCTTCCCCAATCGATGTTCTGTCTGATAGCATTTATCTCGATGGTTTGGAGGTCCTTCTTTCTCTGCTGCTGAAGAGAGAGCTTTTCGCCCTGTGTCTGAGCCTTGGCAATCTTCTCTTCGTATTCCTCGGCAATGGCTTGCTTCTGCTGATAGAGTGAACCATACTCCTTCAAGTAGTCGCGCATAGAGGTGAGGGCTTCCCTGTTGACCTCATCAAGCTTCTTGTTATACTCTTGGGTAGCGAGCTCTCTAGCCTTGGAGAGAGCATCAGACTGAGCGGAGGTAAGGGTTGCTTTCTTGCCAGCTTCCTTGTTTTTCTTCTTGAACTCTGTTTCCTGCTTATCAATCTCAGCTTTGCGCTTGGCATAGTCGTTCTTGATTTGAGCAAGCTTCTTCTCCGTGCCTTCCTGCATCTGAGATATATCGGTGTCGATATTTTCCTGCTGCAGCTGCTTCAAATCCTCGTTCAGTTCCTCCTGGGCCTTCTTGCGGTCTTCTGCTAGTTTCTTGGCATCGGCGGCTGCTTTCTTGGCTTTGGAAGCGTTCTTCTTTGCGTTTGCTTCTGCCTCTTCCTTTTCGCGACGCTTCTGCTTAGCATCGTCTTCTGCCTTGGTCTGCTTGGTGTTGGCTGCATTGGTATAATCCCATCCTCGCTGGGCAATATCGTTGGTTGACATCCATTTGCCATTGACTAGCGCACCTGACTTCTTGTTGTTTGCAAGGTCGCGTGCCAAAGCAGAGAAGTACTTACCTAAGCGTCCCAGTTCCGGAATATTCATATTCTGCATCCACGATGGTATCTTGGCATCGAAGTTGACGTGGAAGTTGATGTTGTTCTCGGAATAGTTCTGCATGAACTCCTTGACACGGTTGTAGAGAACGTGTACATCCTCGCCGGCACCCTGGAGCTGCTTCTGCAAAGCGTTTATCCTATCCTTGGTAGAAGTGGCCTTGTTTCCGAAATCCTCTGTTGCATCTGCCGCTCGGTTGATATTATCTGCCTCTTCACTATGCAGTTTTTTTGCAGCTCGAAGTTCGTAGAGATAACCAATCAATGCCTTCCTTGCATCGCTTGTTTTGTCTCCTGTAAAACCGAAAGCATTAGCAAGCTTTTCAGATTCGGATATCAAATAAGCCTCTAACTGATTGTATTGCTTCAGATAGGTCTGATACTCCTTGGAGTGCTCATTCAAGCCAGCCATCTTCTGTGTTAGGTCATCAAACTGCTTGATAACCGAGTCAGATACGATGTTCTGTATGCCGACGGCTATACCGCTGCTAGAGGTTCCATAACCCTTCAACTTACCCAAAAGAGCTTGCTGAGCGCTATCAACACGGTTGTTGTAGTCTTCATTAGCCTTGGAGATTGCATTGGCTCTGTTGCGCTCTGTAGCCTCCAGCTTGATTTGCTCGACGAGTTCTTTAGATTTATCTATCTCCTGCTGCTTAACATCCACAAGGTTGCTCTCGTCTTCCTTGATCTTGTCGATAGCAATTCCATAGTTATCATAGATGTTTGACAGCTCCTTGATGGTGTCCTTGTAAACCTTGGAGCCTTCCTTTGCAGTCTTCAGAATGGAGACTAGCGACTCGACCTTGCTTGATGCCTCATTGGCGCTCTCAGTAAACTTGGAGGTCTTAGAAGCTGCATCATCCGCAGACTTTCCAAATACTCCAAAGTATGTGATAGCTGATGCAACTAGTCCTATTACAATACCAAGAATATTGTTCATGCAAGCCGCATTAAAAGCAGTCATACCCTTTGAAGCCTTTAAGAGTGCATCACTCATTCCGAGGAATTTAGCCGCTGCATTCAGTGCAATAAGACTCTTCTCAATAGCTATAGTTGCTATCACTGCAGCCTTGTATGCTCCATACGCTGCAACGACGGTCATAAGTACCTTGCCTACCGTCTCCCAATTCTCAACGAGGGTGGAAACGACTCCCAATCCGGTATTGATAACACCCTCCTGGGACTTGCCAAGCTCGTTGAACATCTGCTCGATGGCATCCTCAATGTTGCTTATCTGACCTGTAATAGTCTTGGACTGAGCCTCCATCAATCCACCGAACTTGCTACCCTCGGCGGTCATACTCTGCATTGCCTGGATGAAGATATCACTGGTAACCTTGCCTGCCTTGATTTGCTTCTGTACCTCCTTGATGGCGTTGGTAACGTCAAGACCCATAACCTTGGCTATCTCATCTGCGATAGGAATACCTCGGTTGAGGAACTGATACAAGTCCATAGTATCCATCTTGCCCTTGGCGATGGTGGTGCCGTAGAGCATCACGAGGTCTTTAAGGTTTAGACCCATGCCTGCTGCAACGTCTCCCAATCCGATAAGCGTCTTGTTGACATCCTCGGCCGCTACGTTGAACGCAAGGAGCTGCTTGGCTCCCTCTGTAACGTCTTCAACCCCGAAAGGTGTGACGGCTGCCGTGCGGATCAACTGCTTCATGAGAGCATCAGCTTTCTCCTCAGACTGCAACATTGTCTTGAATGCCATTTCTGTCTGCTGGAACTGACCGCGGACCTGCATCATCTGATTGACGAACTTACCAATGCTCCAACCGCCAATGGCAATGTTCATGCTGTTCTGTATATTCGAGATTACATCGTCAATAGACTTTCCGTCCTTCTCAACCCTCTCGGCAGTCTGATGAACTGCGTTCTGAATGTCTCGAAAACCGGAAACGACCTTGGCTGTCTCGACTATTGTATCGAATTTAATGCTTGGCATAATGTTCTATTTTTCCTTGAATTTATACTCTGTTATAAAGAATCGCCGGGGAAACACCAAATGTGAGTGTTCGATATGGGAACTTTACGTGCGTGCGCAGGAAGACTTCGGTTAAATCTCGGTCTCTGACTCTATCACCGCCTTCATGACCGCCTCCTTGTTGTTGCCATCGATGACCTCTTCCCCTGCTGCCGGTATATGTGTTTTCTTCCTCTCCTCGTCAGACAGATAGATTGAAGTAATCTTGTCTTTGAGCATGAGAGTCAGGTTGTTATACGATATTCCCCATACCACGTAATCGAAAGTCCATCCGTATCTTTCGCAAGCAGCATCTATGAGAGTTCCCCATATTGTCTTGCCCCCGAAGATAAAGCTATTCTCCGACTTCTTTGCTGCGTTGACTTTTGCCATACGCTTCGCTTCTTCTTCCATTCCTGTCTCTTTGGCTATTGTCTGGTATGAGTTAGCCTTAAGGATAATGATGAGAAGAGTAGCTATATCCTCGTTGGAACATTCTTTGAAGATTAACTCCGTCTGCCTGCTTACGCATCTGGAATCTAATATTTCGTTCTTTGTATTGAGTGAGTGATATGCAATCAATCTGCAGCATGTCTCCCTTTTGGTGTTTGCAACTCGCAATGCTTCCAAGAATGGATCAGCTTGAAGTAACTCTTTGTCTAGCTCCAAGCTATCTACCAACTGCGACGTTAGGTACATCATGCCCAGTGTAGTAGGGTAGATGTTAACGTGAGCGTGCTCAGTATCAAAGCCTATCGGCATATCTGTGAGCGTATTCGATATAATGATTCCTAACTCTTCCATATCACTCGAATTTAAATTGTTGGCACCCAAGGCAGGACTCGAACCTGCGACTTTCAACCAGCTTTTGAAGACCCTGGATTTTTTTGCATGCGACGGACTATTTGGTCTCGCTCTGCCCCTGAGCTACTTGGGTTAGTTGCCGACTGATAACCCTCAGCCGGCGGAAGGGGGATATTAGGATATGCCTATGTCTCTGCGTATGTTTCCGTGATTTCAGCAGGAGGGGTCTCACCATCCTGCGGCTTCTTGAAAGTCAAGGAATACTTTCCACCTGTTCCCTTTGTGGCAGTAATGACACGCCAGCGGTAAGCACAATAGACTTCCTCACCCTTTGCGTTTACAGTCTTAGCCACCACATCACCCTCTGGGATGAGAGCTGCGTGGGTATAAGTGATTGAAGCACCTTCTTCTGTTGTATAGCCCTCCTCGGCACCGATGGTGGTATTACCCATGTAAACGCCAGGGAGCTCGGCGTCTTCCGGTTGGATAGCCAAACGGTAGTTACCCTCAATGATACCATCAATAGTCTTGAATGGCTGCGACTGGTTCTTCTTGATGAAGAGCTGATATACAGCCTCGTAGGTGGACTTCTTTGTCTTGCGGTCAACAATTCCGCCACCTTCCTCAACCTGGGTCATAGTATCGCCTTTCGTTGGAGTAACAGTAGTAGTGCCATCCTTTGGAGTTGGGAGCTTAGTCCACTCATTCTTTTTGCTACCTACCTCTTGAACGTAGATAGTGCATTTGCCCCATGATGTTACTGACATAATTTAATCGTTTATGAGTTTATATTCAACTTGATTATTTATTACATGTTCTCCCGTGCTTGCTGCATATACCCTCTGCTCAATAGCGTGGGCAACATATTCGCTCGTTCTGAACATTTCCAAGAGATTCCAAGCCAGTTTGCAGATTTCGTCAACTCTGATAGTGTTCTCCTCGAACTGCCCATCTACGTCCTGGTCTTGTGTATAAATATTTACATTTATAATTGCCGTTTGAAGCTGCGTTCCCTCATTAGCCAAGATGGAGATAACGACATCTTCCTTATGAGAATTATGCGGTCTCATCGTCTTTGACAGCTTGCCATTGACGTTGTTCATGAAACCACTTTCATTGATGTACCGGTAAACATCTGTCTTAATAGCTCCGTCTGATTTCATATCTTCCACTTGTTTATTTCATTAACTGCTGAGTCTATTGCTGTCTTCACACGCTGCTCTACAATGGATGTGGCCCATATCTTCGTTGAAGCGAGGACATCCTTGCTTTCCAAGGCTTCCACCTCTCCTGCGTATTCCATTCCGGCAACGACAACCAAAGCATAAACCCTGGAATATTCCTTTGCAAGGTCATTGATCATCTTCTTGCCCTTTACAGAGCCGTCTGTGCCACTGAGAACCTGCGAAAAGGCTGATTCCATATATTTACTTCCCTGCTCGTACACGGCGAAGCCTATAGAACTTCTTAGGTTACCCGTATGGTCTATCCAGCTTTCCTTGGCAGACCTGTTACGGATTCTAACCACAGATTCGTCTCCTAGCTTGCTCAATGCTTTAAGCACATTCTCCTGTATCTTCCTTGCGGCTCTTTGTAGGAAGGCATCGAGAGCGTAAGCGCTGGTTGTCATTCTTATGCCCATATCTTACACTGGAGTTGGTAACGATGAAACCCCTTGACCTTAATAATTACCTCCTCAGCCCCTAAAATATCTAGCTTGATAAAATCCCCATAAGAGAACTTTTCAATCCCTACGGGCAAGTTATGCACTTCGTAGGAGTAGTAATCAATAGAACCGTCAGATGTAACTAACTTGTTGGCCTCGCCAGCAGGAACTACATCACAAGTGCAGCAGAACTTCCACTCGGTCTTGCCCTGGTGATAATTTCCATCATCATCTGTATAGCCAGCTACCTTCTGCTGCCGGTATAGCTTTGAGGCATGAAAACTCAATAGACTCATCAGCAATTAATGTAAACTGTCGGCTTTGGAGTAAGTGAAACCTCCTCCTCGCCGATAGAGTTATATAAACGATTGACTTGAACTAATATAGCCTTTCGCTGGTCTTCCGATAGGGAACCTATTGATTTGTCCGCTTCGGAGAAGCTAACGGCTTGTATGAGAGAAAGCAGACAGTCGGCAAGCGTTCCTTTGTAGGCGTCACTTCTGGCAACGTCACCAGTGAACTCTGATTCGATATCGAGGTCACGCTTTATGCAGGCGTTTTCCACGAAACCATAGGGGATAGGTATGTGCACCTCATCCACCAAAGCTTGTCCGACCATCTTCATGATTACTCCTCGGCTTTAGCTGCCTTTTCCTTGAACTCCTTCTTCTTCACAGGAGGAAGCTCGTTATAGGCATCAATAACCTCCTTGTCGCTGGCGTCACTAGAAAGTGTAGCACCAAGAGCGTTGAGAGTTGTGATAGCCTCCGGCTTCTTGTAGGTCACATCAGAGATTGTTACCTTAGCGTCCTCTGTATCTGCTTTCTCCTTTTCGGTATCAACAGAAACGTCTGGGTCTGCCAGCTTAGTATCAATCTGATAGATTGTGTCAACGTCCTCGATGACAGGCAAGCAGTATGCCTGCACCGCAGTTGTCTCACGCAATGGATCAGTTGTTGAATACTGAGAGATAAGCTTGTAATCAATCTGCTGATAGGTTACACCTGCCACTCTGTTTGTTGCCTCTGCTACCTGACCGTAAACGAGGGCACCAATCATCTGTGAGCAGACACCAATAATCATATCGTTGTTCCAAGGCTTAACGCTCTTCTTCACACCATCATGCTCCAAGCGGACAGTACGGTTGATGATGCGGAATGATACACCGGTCTCGTCCAAGAATGCCTCCTTGAATACGCTGGCAGTAGGAACCGGCAGCTTTGTGTTGGAGTCATAAGTCTGGCCCTTGTAGTTGGCAACAAGCTCGCGGGCATCCTGTGCCTTCTTCAGTTCGTCAAACTTAGCCTTACCAATCCAGAAGATCAAGATGGTGTTGCCATCATTCGATGCTCGCTCGATACATTTCTTCAAGTCTGCAACGGTAATACCAGTATCAACATTGTTGATGCCGAGCTGATTTTTCGGCAAGTACTGATACTTGATACGGAGCAACTCCTTTGGATTATCGTCGTCACGAACAGCTACGTGGCCGTTAGAAAGACCATACAGAAGGGCGTACTCATTACGCTCATCAACACCGACATTACAAGCTACCGGGTCCTGCGCCAACTTACGGCGAATCTCTGCTGTCTGACCGCCCTGTGCTTCCATGAGTCTGAGAGCGAGGATATCTGACTCCTTCAAGAATTTCTTCATACCAACCTTTGGCAGTTTGCCGTTGGCGGTTGAAATCTTGTCACGAGACTTCAAAGGAACCGGAGAATCCACTGCTACGTAGTCAGCAGCTACGTAAGAGGTATCAACTGTATCGGCTTCCCATTTGTTGTCGGTAGAATAAACGCGGCGGAGAATGGATGTATCCTTGTGGAGATACGTCATCTCGTTCTTGCGCTTTCCGTTAATCTTCTCAATCAATGTCTTCAGGATTGGGAAGAAACTCAAGATATACTTAAGAAATAAAGAACTCTGTTGCATAAATCACCTCCTTAACCGATTGCATCGTGTCCCCACTGAAGAGTAGGAACGGCTGTTTTCAAAGCTGCCTTGATCGTATCGACAGGATAAGGGACAGCCTTATCATTAGCCTCACCTGCCGTCATAACACCTACATGAGGGGTATCTACCGGAGCTGTTGTCATACAGACACCTACATACTCGTGATTTTCCGGCAATGAAGCATAAGCCCCACCTGTTACCGGCATAGGCTTGTACTCGCCAGACTTGGTATCACGAATGATAATGTGTCCGCACTGGATGAACTCTCCAGAGAAACCTGTCATGTCAAGAATAACACCACCCATGATGCCATTCACGTAATTTCTGATGATTACAGACTCCTTGCCTGAATCAAACGTTTTTGTCTTGCTTACGCCATACATAACTTTTAAAATTTAAAGATTACATAGTTTCGGCAAGCTCATCAATCTCATTGTCCTTGATAACCTCAACCTCTTCCTTCTTAGGCTTTCTCTGAGCCGCAGGAGCACCAAGCTTTCCGAGACCTTCGTTAGCACGCTCTTGATCGATAGCTGCCAAGTCCTCCACAACACCATCGTAGAAATCGTCGAACTCAGATTCGTTCTCGAACTTCATCTTGTCGAAATTCTTCAAGACAGTCTTTCCGAACGTACCTTTGTCCTTAAGGAGTGCCTTCAGCTTAGAACGGCGGCCATCATTCTCTCGCTCTGACTTCAAACCGAGGATTTCGGTCTGCAAGGCTTTGTTCTGAGTAATGAGTGCCTGCGCCCATGCTGGGACCTGCTCTTCTTTCTCTTTCTTCTGTTTGCGGATTGGTTTCTTGTTGCCGGCAGGGTCATCATCATCGTCATCGACCTCGTCGTCATCCAAGTCTTGACTATCCTTAAAACTCTGGATAGTACGCTGCGCAGTCTTTTGCGCAATCTTAAGATAAGGAAGAACCGCATTGACCTGCTTTTCAATCTCTGCGTTTACATCCTCGTCTGAGGCTTCTTCATCGAGTTCTAAGTTATTGGCAACATCGGCAGCAATACCCTCTAACTCCTCTCTACTGAACCCCAACGCCTTTGATTTGGGTTTCAGAATAACTAAAACTTGCTTCGTTCTTTTTTTCATTCTAACTAAATATTTAATTGAACAATAAAATTCAAGAAATATCCCAGTACGAAGCGATAGCAATAAGTAATGCTGCAAAATTATAAAAAAAGTATTTAATCACCAAATATATTACAAGGAAATATACTTAATGATTAAATACTTTATGGTTACATATAAATATTAATCTGGATAATTGAGCTTATCCGGTCCAGCTGTGGATAGATATACGGAGAACATATCACATAGCTCTTTTGCTCCTTTTAAGTCGTTGAGCTTGTAATTACCGCATTCCACTTCCGATGCACCTGGAATCATCTTTGATAGCGAACACGCTTTAAAAGCTTCCACTATCATTTCCTTTATTAGCTTTGAAGTCCATGTACCTTTAAGGATAAGATAAAAACCTGTAAGACATCCCATCGGACCAAAATACAGAACGGAATTGCTAAGAGGGCTATCATTGCGTAGGTAGTCCGCCATCAAATGCTCTATTGTGTGCGCGACAGCAGGTAACATCATATCTTTGTTTGGCTTGCACATGCGAATATCGAATGTGGTAGCAGTCTCCATGCCCCATTTATCTACTCTCGAAACATAAAGACCTGGCTTCAGTTTCGTATGATCAACTTTAAAACTTGGTATCATTCTCTAATAATTTACAAACAACACTAAATGCCTTTTCGGCAAGACTATCCCAAAAACCTGCATACTGCTCGGTCTGGTTCGGCTCCAGGGGATTATCGCTAATAACTCGAATGGACGTAAAACCAATACCCTTCTTGTAGCATACCTGCGCGAGGGCAGCAGACTCCATGTCAATAGCACATACGTTATAAGAATTAGGAAGAAACTCCTTAATTGCCAATACCTGCTCCCTCGTAGTGACAAACTTATCTCCCGTAGCTATGGTTCCTAATCGGAATCTTTCATCCATATCAATCCACGAGAAATCAGAAGGAAAGACTGCCGGCATACCTTGAACTTGTCCATTGGCATTCGGCTCGCCGCAATATACATCGTGGTAACAGTATGAATTGCCAATCACGACATTACCAGGTTTCAATCCTGCAACGGCAGCACCGGCACATCCTACCGATATAACTCTTGTAACAACGTCATTTGCGACAGAAGAGAGAAAATCGGTTAAACCGATAGCAGCATTTACCTTTCCTATTCCCGTCTTAAACAACACCGTGTTTTGCATATCCGACTTCATAAGCCATTCTCTGATAAGGTTGTATTCCTTATCCATAGCAGTAACTATGACAATCATTGCGCACCTCCTTTCGTTAGCTTAAGCTTCTTGCAACGGTTGTAAATAGCGTTCTCATCCACTCCAATCTTGGTAGCAATGGCTTTTACCTGGTACTTGCCATACATTCTGCGAATGATGAAATCCTCGTCAGCAGTAAACACGTGGCTCTTGCTGATACCCATTTCCTTCATCTTACGATGGATGGCCCAATAATTACGATTGAGCTGCTTTGCAATCTCCGTTGTCGTCATCACCAAAGCGTTAACCTTGATGAACTCAATCTCTTCTGCACTAAAATGTTTTCCTCTACTCATTATTTAATATTTGGGTTCATTAAGCCGCCCAAGGCTTTCTTTCTCTTTCTGTTATATCTTCTGTTTGCAGCAATCCTTTCAGCGTTCTCTTTACGATAGACTTCCATTCTTGCCAATAAATGTTCCTTATGCTCCTGGTAATACCTTCTATGGTATTCCCGGATATCCTCCTCACTTCTCGCCATGAACCTTGTCTTTTATTAGCTCGTACAACGATGGACTAAGTGTACTCCAACGACCATTCTCATCTTTTACGAGATAGAATCCGTCAGGAACATAGAACTCTCGATTTCTCAACCTAACTATCAACGTCTGCTTTGTGCAGTCTCCACTGACAGTTTTAACTAACTCTGAAACGTCCGGGCATTTCCATAATTCTTGGATGTTCTCGGAAGATACTTTAATTGCAATCATATCACTTGAACTTAATAATGAAAAACTCATGGTCCAACCATTTGCCTGGGCACATTCCCTTCTTAGGCTTGCCGATGCTAATACTCTCAATCTTCTTCTCAATTCTTGGACTATCCTTGTGGTAGCCGTTGATAAAGAGGACGTGGGTATAAGGTTTATATTCCGGCTTGCCTATCACGCGACAATAGCCGCCGAACTCATCGAAAAGCACCTCACCGCTTTCGGCTTGTTGATTTACCAGTCGGGAACCCCAATACTTCTTGATTTCCCGATACTCTTCCGTCTTTTCGCCTGCCACAATCATATCGAACCATTGCTTGCTGACGGTGAGGGTAAGAACCTTCTTCTTTGCTTCTGATAAATACTTATCCATTACTTTAATTAATCTTTCCATAAGCTAACTTATTTTCCCTCTGTTGCTACTACAAAGAAATCGTCACCAATGTCTTTTCTTCTATTCAACTCTTTGCAAAGTACAGATGTATCAGCAAGGTTGATATGCTGGTTTACATACTCCTCCTTATCTGTGAAGGTAAGGAGTGTTTCATCTAGGTTATTTACTTCCTCTATATTCTCCACACTTTCTGAAAGAGATTTGATTTCTCCATGAACAAAATCATACACATTTTTGTCGATAACTTTCTGTCTTGTCAGAGTTTCGACTGCTGTTTGAATCTTGAAGATTGATTTTTGCATTTCTTGTTTCATAATCATATTTTTGTTTATTTTAGATGAACAACAAAGTTCTTTGGCTTAAACTCGACAAAGCCATTGTCCTTTTTCGTTTGAGTAGTCTCAATACTGAAACCTGCGCAATCCTTAACGAGAACTCTTATTTGAGAACCAACCTTACAGGATAACTGAACATAATCAACTTTCTTAAAGTAATGGTCAACAGAATTTCCATACTGAATATGAGGTTTGCCATTACTATCTAATCTAGCCGTTAATTGGTCTAATCTTTCCTCCCTCTTTACACCATCGACTAATGTATGACACCAAAGTGGAGTGCAAGGTAAACGTACTAGCCCTACCTTGCCTTCTTTGATTTCATCAAACTCCTTCTCACCTACGGTAATATTCAAAAAAGTCATGTGCTAACCCTCCTTCTTATTTATCTTAGCTATGCGTTCATTATAGGCTTCATAGTCCTCTTTACTAATCTCAGTAACGCCATGTATGATAGTTGTACCACAAACCATATCATCCTTGAATTTCTCTTCGACGTCAGTGATGAGGTTCATTAGAGGATAGAACTTAATATCCTCTTCTTCACCTTTAACAGAGCTCGTAACTGAGGTATAGGTTAATTTGCCATCCTTACGCATGAAGGCGGCTACTGCGTAATAATATCTTTCTCTTATCATAAGTCATATCTTTTTAGTTTATTTGCACTACTTAATGTATCTCTAACCCCGAAAGGAGTTTTGCCAGCCAACCTGGTAAGGTGATTCATCAGCTTGCGAGAATATCTTGCAGTAATCTTTTCTGCCTTTACAATACGATGGTCGAACTTGTTGCGGTATTTACACTTGCTCGAATCTTCACAGAACGTAACACAACCATACTCGTTATAAGCTTCCTTAAACTTCGCTTTCCAGTAAGGTGAAGGATGCTTACTTGGATAATCAGCATAAGTGTCTGCTTTCATTATCTTCTTTGCCAACCTAACTTTCATATGTTACTTCTTTTTATTACAAGGACAACTACTAGCGTGAATAATAACGCAAGCTCCATGTTCCCTGCCCACAAACAGGTAGTCATGCCCTTTCTTGGTGAATATTTTTATATTAAACTCTTCTTTTTCGTGTGGAGTTCCTAAGCTGAAAGAAATCCTAAAACCAATTACCCCTATTATGAAAATCAAAACGAGCCAACCGGCTGACTTAGCTAAGTCTAAAATCTTATTCTTCATGCGCTACTCCTTATCGAATTTGTTGCCGACAACATAAACTTCAAATAAATTAACAAACGGCTCGTAATTGTCAACTTTATCTAAACTCTTGAAGGCAAACGTTCCTTCTTCTTCAATATAAACTACCTCATAGAGATTGTCCATACACAAAAGGTCATAGTTATCACGCACTATATCACCTTCCCAAATTTCTTTGCCATCCCTATCTCTCAGTCCTGTAAACATACAGACTGTAGAAGGGTCTACCTGATAAGTGAGATTTCTGTTTAACTTGCTTTCTTTCTGACGATTCTCAATGATGTATGTATTATCATTCTCTTCGTAGAAATATCCGCAAACCCATCCTTTTCCGTCAAGACGTTTAGCCTTGAACTTGATATTTTCTGCTTTCATACGCTATTCATATAAAATTGTTATTCTTTTACTTTTATCTACCTTCAATATAGCTTCTTCTGCTTTATCAATCGAAGAAAACAAATAGTCTGGGCAAAGGTTATATGCGCCATAGTCCCAATAATGGATAAGTCCAAATAACAATGAATGTCTCTTATCTACACGATAAGCAAGGATTGGATTATCCTGAGAATCGTAATGTATGCCTTTAACAGCCTTGCTTTTACGATACATATCTACTATTCTATATGTTGCCATAACTATTTTTTCTTTAAAGGTATACACTCCATTAATGACCTCACCCCATCGCACACAGGACAATAGTGTTTACCATCAATCATCTTCCAGTTTGAGAAGTCTTCAATATCAGTACTTTTGTCGTGGAATAGTGCAGAGCAAGTATCTGTACCGCCAAATACTTCTCCGCATCTATCGCAAACAATCTGATACATTGTAATCGGTCTATACATAAGCTATTTCTCCTTTCCGTATAAAAGTTCAACACTCTTTCTTAGCACTGCCTCTATATGGTCTCTTTCGAGGTCTCTAGGCTGTCTAAGAAGCCATTCTATATCTCCGTCTATCAATTCTTGATAGGCTCTCCTTGATACTCCCATAACTATTCCTCCGTTTTCATATAAGGACAAACAACTACCTTTCGATAGTGCTTACATTCATCCTTGTAATCGCAAAAATCACAAAAACAATACGCCATACTATTCCTCCACTTCTACGCCAAATGGAGTGCCATCGGCAAAGGTATAGTCTCTTAATACCTCCTTGTAGTTATAAGGTTTATCTTCAATACCTATGAAAAAAAGTTTCCCAAGAGCCTTGCATACTAAAAACTTTTGTGTGTCCTTATCCTTCACCCACCCAAACGGCTGATGCTTTTGCATCTCTGCCCAGCACTCTTCTGCGTCCTTGAAAGGGCGGTAGGTAGACTCTGGCTTGATGCGATACTCTGTATTATTCCAAAACTTAATCTCTTTCATTTCCGTCCAATCATTCGGAACATCTGTACCTTCTATGAAACTTGGTTTGGTTCTACACTCAATCACCCTTCCTTCTGCAAAAGCTTGCAAGATAGGATAAAATTCTTTAGCTTGATTTCTGTCCATAATTTAATCCTCCAACTCTATGTTATTTTCTGCTGCGTAGCCATCTTGTGCTTCCTCACAATACTGACCTTCGCAAAGCCAACCTATGCCGATGTTATATTTTGAAATAATGTTCTTGTTGCAATACTCACAGATAGCATCGCCGAATTTATTTTGTAATTCTTCTCTTGTCATAATAGCCCCAAATCCATTAATTTCCATTTAGCATATTCTTCTGCTACACTAGGCGCACTCAGTGCATGCATAGCCAAAAGATAGCCTTCGCAAGACGTTATATATTTTCCGAAAGCATTACGATAATCTAAATCTTCCTTCATGCTTTGTATTACGGATTCTTTACTCATTGCTTATCCTCCTTTGCCTTAAACATAGGGTCATCTTGCCACCAACTAACATATTTGCCTGTAGCAAGGTCTTCCTCTATTGGTTCTGTTTTATCAATTTCCAAACATGCAAGTATAACACATTGTGCTTTTGTTCTTGCATTTGCAAATCCACCAGAAGGAAGTATAGCCTACCACCCGATATTATCAACTCTTAATATTATTGGCGAGTGGTGTTTGTAATATAATTGGTACATTCCGCTTCTGATTCTTTCTGTTTTTATTCCTGATTGTCTTATCATCCCTTTTCTTCTTTTTACCCTCTCCTGTAAAAGGGAGAGGGTGGTTAGTTACTCTGTTACCATTTCAAAAGCTTGCGCTCGTAGGCTTCCCATTGTCATAGGCATTGCCTTAATTGCTTTTGTTTCTGTGTAATGTTTTATTTCTTTGTTCATAGTTTTACCTAGTTAATGTTATTCATCAATTTCAAAACTCCATTGTTCCATATCAAACACTTCTTTTAGCTTTTCAATGACTTCATAAAAGTCATCTTTGGAACGTAACGCTGTGCCACAATCGCCAACTTCTGAGTATTCATAATGTCCCATATCTCTTTGTATCATTTCCTTCGTTAAAGGAACGCCAATATCAAATGCAAGGGAACGAGATTCACTCGGAATATCTATTGCCTTGTCATCTACATCTGTAATATATCCACTGATATAATGTGATGCATCATTGACATCTGTGTTGTGAATTGCTGAATATGCCTTACAGAAATAATGACAGGCTCCTCCACATAACCCGATAAAAGTTGAAATTCTAAAACGTAACACACGCTTACCATTTTTACGGCTGGCTTTTGTAACATAGTCAACCACATTTTTATTGAAAAAATCTAATGATTGAAACCTAAACCCCTCACCAATAGTTGCCGGTAATGGGAATGGTCCTTCAGTAATATCGTACCCACTTTCAAAAAAAATGTGCTGATTCAGCCAGCTTACGATTTCTTCGTCTGTTTTTCTAGGCATTGGCTGACTTAACATAGCTTTTAACATATCACTTATATTTATGTCCTATAAGGACGGTTAGTTACTAAAGCTCATCAAACTCTTTCTGAAGTCTCTGTTTTGTTTCATTCAGAAGCTGCTTGAATTTGGTTTTAAACTCTTCATCACACTCTGAAAGCTCATAAATAGCATCAGCAAGACTACTACGCATTGATTTTGGAGACATATTTAAGAGTTCATTTACTTTAGGAATTAAACTCTTTGCTAAGATATTTGCTCTTTCTAATTTTTCTGTATTCATATTACTATCTATTTATATCCTTTGCAGGATGGTTAATCAATCTTCTTGATACTATCAATTTCCATACTCCATAGTACAAGCTCTCTATTGGAGCGAGTGCCATCTTTTTTAGCAGGGTTGATTCTTACATCAATCTCGCCATTATAGCCACCGTAACCTCGGTCTGGAACAATGCTTTTAATCCAACAAACATCACATCTGGAACAGCTAACTTTGTCGCCAACCTTGTATGGAAGACTTTTTATGTACTCATTAACGTCAGAATAAATCTGATTGTTAGCGTCATCAATAATACTTTGTTGCTTGGCAACCTTTGTCTTTAATTCTTCTTTTGTCATATCTTTAAAATTATACCCGGAGGCGTTATAACTTATTCAAAATAGTTTTCTGAATCTCCGTCACAACTTTCATGCTCGCATACCTTCCGTTTCCAAATCTCACAATAAAGTAAATCTGTTATAGTTGGTTTTGCATGCTTGCAGTATTTACAAACTTGATACATTGCATCCATACCTACACCTCCATTTCGTGTTTGATGCATAGACCGAATAGAATGTGCTGGAGTTCGTGAACAAAGCTAACACTTGCGAGGTTATGCTTATCTGCGCCAGCACACACCAAGAACTCATCATTTGATTTTGTATCTTTCGTTATATACAGATACGCTCTTTTGGTTGTTAGCTTATACCATTTACCATCTTCCTTCCATCCATTCTTCTCTAGAATCTCTGGAGTAAGAGGAATTGGTTTTATAGCATCCTCTCTAATCCAACCACAATTTCCATCTATATAATAGAATAATTTAGTACCTTTTAAATAAGAACTTGTAATTCTTATTATTTCTTTTTTGTGGTTATACACAATATCTCCTGGTATATACTTAGGATTAAAATTTATTACCATACTACTTTCCTTTTGAATGTTTGTACTTCTTTATGGCATCCTTTTTAGAGGCTGCCATAATCTTAACACCCTTGATGGTGAACGCATGTTGCGCCTTTGGCTGACACTTCTGTTTGTCAGATGGAATACTGCCTTTCGGCACATTGAATCTAAAACTAGGAAGACCAAAAGGGAAATCACTCATTTGATATTCCATTTCAGTTTTCATACCAATTATTGATAGTAGTCCATTCATAATCTACCCTTTCTTTTTCTAAGTTCTAACATTCTTCTAGTTCTGCGATTTTCCTTGCCGCTAGGAGGGTTGCCAGCATACCTTAGTTGCGGAATGCAATCATAACCTCTATAGATATGAGCTTCATTGATTGCATTGATTTCATCACTAGTCAAGGCTTCTTTAAGTGATACACCAGTTGGTGTTACAATTATCTTTGCATCGTCTCTAATCATACCTAGCCCTCCACATCTTTAGTTGTACCTAACAATGATTCATTGCCGATGTAAGGAATGCAATATATCCAATTAGCATAAACGCAATGATAATATCCATCTTTGTCTATATAACCAAACAAATTTGCACGCCAATTATCTGATTTACTATCTCTAACCAACACCCTATCAAATGGTCTCAGCTCAACCTTCGTTTTCAAATCAACAATCTGTTTCTTCACTGCATCCCAAGTCTTGCCCTTCTTTGCTAAAGCGTCAAAAAAATGCATCTTTTCTTCTTCTGTAGATAAACGAGCTATACAGGTGCTTTTTTTGCAATAACCACCTTCACGAATAGTAATTATGCCTCTACTATCAAGACTAGCATGTAAATAATACTTTTTATCATTTTCTGCTTTGAAAACACCAATAAGTGAACGTTCTCTAGGAAGTTTAATGGTAATAAAATCCCAATCCTTGAACTTAGTTTTTTGCGGCTTATCCTTTAGGATATCCGCTATGTTTATCTTTTCTTTCATAACTAAACCAATTTTTGCATTAAACAATACTGGTAGTAACTCATACTACCAACGTATTTTGATATTTTTGGCAGCTCACCATCATAAGGAGTGACTTTCAAGCCATCAATGAAATCAGCATTCTCAGTTGATACCTCGGTATCATGCTCATTCATAAACACCTTTTGCGCTGTCGTAGAATGGCTTTCAGTTCTAAGCTTACCGAGTGACCGCCAAACCTGCTTGCTATGGATGAACAATCCATGCAAAGGAATAGTCTTTACTTCTACTTTTGTTCCCATAACCTTTATTTTAATACATCTATTCTCTATCTAAATAAAACGGGGAATATCGCAATATTCTCATTTCTCTTCTCATATCAATCTCAGCTAAACGATCAGCTTTATAAAGATTAATATATGGCTTATCTTTGAGATATTGAATAAATTCGACAACAGAATATTCTTTCTTTTCCATAACCTTAACCATTTAAAGATGATAATAACTATTTGATACCCTTGCGCCCAAATCGAAGCAGCCCACGGCATCCGGCTTTAAGAAGCGTTTCTCTAACTTCTCCAAAGCCTCTTTATACTTCTGCTCCATGTGCTTGCAATGAAGTTTCTGAGCTAATTTAAGTTGCTCGACAACACCCTTGCGAGCAACTCTATATTGTTTATCGGACATCATAGCCTTATTCGTTTACATAGTTGATTACGTGCTCCTGGGCTTGCTCATGCAAGTTATCGAAAGCGTCTTCTATAACTTTTGCTACCTGCTGTCCGTTCAAGTTGTTTAGCATTTCGCCAACCACTTCTTCCATTGAGCCTATTGGTAAGGAACAGAACTTATCAACTAGAAAGCTCTTCTGCTCACTGATTGTCATATCATCGTACAAGTCCGATAAATCTACATTTACTTTATATTCTGCCATAATCTTAATCGAAAATATGATGGTTCAACTTTCTCTTTCTGAGGTTTCTCTTAATCACTTCCATATCCTTGTGGTCGTTAGTGTGGTCCGCAAGAAGCTTGATGATTTCATAGATGTCATTTGCGTTATCCTCCAGGTTGGCGCAAATATTCTCATCACCGAAGAAACTCTTATTAAAGGGTTTCAAATGGAAGTAGTACTTTTTGGCTGCATCCTGCATCTGAGTGTAGTGCATCTTCTGCTCTTGCTTGTAGCGAACGCTTAACAGCCTAAACATGCCCTGTTCATCCTTGATGAGCTGATCCAATACATCAGTTACCATTGCAATCAAGCAGCCATTGACCTGCAGGCGTTGAATAATCTTTTCCTGCTTCAAGCCAGATGTTACACCAAGCTCTGAGAGTGTAACCTTCAAATCGTTTACTGTAACTTTCTCTTTTCCCATTGTCTTACTTTTAATTGTCAAACCATAAACCTGCATATCTCCATTCCCAGTGAAGACAAGTGTCATTAGGCTTCTTGCCTTCACTATAGCATATCTCGGAAGCTATGCAGTTACTACATATATGCTTCATAATCATGGAAGTTTAGATACCAAATAATCTATCTCCTTATCCGTAAGCTTCAAATCGTTCTTACGCTTAAACTTAATGATGGCATCTACTCCGACCTCGCCTTTAACCAACTGATAGATGGCATCCTCATCAAATCCCTTATCTAAGTCCTTGATAAGTTCCATTCCTAAATCATAGATTTTCTGTTGAATCTCCTTTTTAAGGTCTGCGTTAATTCGCTCTAAAGCTTCTGCTTTCTGACTAAATCCGCATCCGCCCTCAATGGCAAAGTCGTTATTGATGTTCTGACACATCTGATCAATGTCCTTGCTACCGAAGAACTGAGCGAAATAGGTATCGCCCTTCAAGGACTGTAGAATATCGATTTCTTCTTGCTTTGTCATAACTAATCCTCCTGGTCTAATTTATCATATTCTTTACGCAACTCAATAATTAAATTGGTGTAGGAAGCCATAGAGTCTTTCAAAAGTGAAAGCATACCTTTATGGTTGAGGATGTCGCCAACCGCCGTGTAGTACTTAAGGTTGTCGTTTGCCCCCAGAAGGTCAAAGCTACCGCAGCATGCCACATTGGTGTTGAAAGACTCTTCCTGGAAATTACCAACTTTAGCCTGGTAACGAATCACCAGGTTTCTGTCTCTTTCGACTCCTTTCAAGTTCAAGTGGACGATAAGTGACTTATAGCCTAAGTCAATACCCTCTACCTCCCAATCAGGGCAAACTGAAATGATGTCCTTAATCTTCTTTGTGGCTGACTCAAACATATTCTCGATGTTCTTTCTAACCTCTGCCTTCTTTGTTTCAACTGAATTGTTCATAATCTTTATAATTTTAATTGGTTCAACTTATAAGGTAGGCTCTGAATAGTCAAAACTACTACCTTTTATCTATATGCAAAGGTACGAAAATTTTCTGATATATGCAAATTTACCAACGATTATTTTAGTTAAAAATACTAAAACCATTAAATATATGCGAATATATCCGTAATTTTGCCAAATCAAACTTCGAAGATTATGATAGATTTTAATGAACTTTTTAAAAGAAATGACGTTGGCAGCATCATAGGAGAGCTGAAACAACGCGTGTTGGATATTCCACTTTGGAGTACCCTGTTATCTGAGTATGAGCCTATGCTCCATGAAATCGTAGAAGACCACGTAGGCAGACAGGACAGAACGCTTGATGACGGAATTGTAGAAAAGGCAGCTAGATTGCCTATCGGATTGGAGAAGCTTCTTACTAGAAGAATCTCTGAGTTCACAATGGCTATACCGGTCAAGCGTGTATATACGTATGATCAGGCTGACGAGGAACTGAAGACGATTGTTCGTGCCATCGAGAAAATCTACACCTGTGCACACATTGATGCCGTGAACATGCACAGAGCAAAGTGCTATTACGCCTCTTGTCAGATGTTCACACTTTGGTACACGCAGAAGAAGCCTAACAAGCTCTACGGGTTCAACAGTCAGTACAAACTGAAATGCAAGACATTCTCTCCAATGGACGGAGTTGACATCTATCCTTACTTTGATGAGTATGACGACTTGCTTGCTCTGTCATTCGAGTATAAGCGTAAGGTTACTGACACAGAGCACACCTTCTTCGAGACCTATACCGCAGACCATCATTACAAGTGGGACCTGTCTTCAGACGACGAAGAGTCCGGATGGAATTTGGTGGATGATAATGAGATTTCTATCGACAAGATTCCAGCCGTGTTCTGGTACCGGCACAAGCCATGCTGGGAAGGATTGAAACCTATCCGTGAGAATATCGAGTACACCATTTCCCGAAACAGCGATGTTGTGGCATACAATTCCGCTCCTGTCTTGAAGATTGCCGGTGCCATCGTTGGAATGGAGCGAAAGGGAGAGAGCAAGAGGGTGTATAGAGTCAGCGAAGACGGCGATGTTAGCTACGTGTCTTGGCAGCAGGCTATCGAGGCTCTTAAGTATCACGTTGACACTCTCGTCAAGCTTTTCTTCATGCAGTCTCAGATGCCGGACATCAGTTTCGAGAATATGAAGAGCCTTGGCAATATCGGCTATGATTCAAGAAAGACACTCCTCATGGATGCCCATCTTAAGATAGGAGAGGAGACTGGTGCCTGGATTGAAGGCTTCGAGAGAGAGGCCAACGTCATAAAGGCGTTCCTTTCCAAGATGAATACGAAATGGGCAGCTAGAATGGATGAGATTACTGTAGAGCACATTATCACTCCATTCATCCAGGAGGATGAGAATACCCAGATTGACAAATGGCTTAAGGCTAACGGCAACAAGCCTCTCGTCAGCCAGAAGGAATCTATTCAGCGTGCCGGTCTTTCCGATGATCCTGACAAGACTTTCAACGAGATTCAAGGAGAAGAGGAAGTAGAGGCCACAAGAACAGCAGCTTCAATGCCTAACTTATTCTCGGAGGAATAGCCATGAGAAAGAAGAAGGAAGAAGAGAAACTGCACTTTTGCCGTGAGTGTGCTCATGCTACTGACTTCCATAGTATGAGCCTTAAAGGTCAGCCTATCCTAGCCAAATGCCCATATCAAGAATGGAGCGTTCTTCTCAACTGGGATTGCTGCAAACACTTTAAAATGAATTTGTATGAAAAAGCCAAAACTGCCTAATCAGAAAAAGGCATATAAAGACCTTGTCAAGAGACTGAACGCTTATACCAGGAAAATCATTTCCATCTATGAGACTCTTGCCAAGGAGTCTGCTAAAATCGCCACCTCCACCGACTTCGATGGGGATGGCGAGTTCTCTTTTGATGATTATCCTAGAACAGAAAAGAAGGTGAACGCCTTGCTGGATTACTATTCAAACAATATGCAGGCATTGGTCTATAATGGCATATCGGACGAATGGAAGAACAGTAACACCCTGCAGGACCTACTTGCCAAAAGGGTAATCGGCACCTTTACCAGGAAGATAGCAGACGCGAAGCAGAAAGCCTACTTTGAGCACAATAATGCAGCCAAGAAGGCTTTCATGGAGAGAAAGATTAAAGGTCTCGGTCTTTCAGAAAGAATATGGAACCAGAGAGCTGATGTAAAGGAGGCTCTGGAGAAAGCTCTATCTGTCGGCATAGAGAAGGGTATGAGTGCTGTTAAACTCAGTAAGAAGGTCAGTAAGTACCTTAATGATTATCCATCACTTGCTAAAGACTATAAGAAGAAATACGGAAAAGCCATCACCATTCAGAACTGCGAGTACAGAAGCGTGCGCCTGGCACGTAACGAGATAAACATGGCCTACCGTTCTGCCGAGCAGGAAAGGTGGGCTAGGATGGACTACATTAAAGGTAAGGAGATAAAGACGACCAATAACCCAAGTCATAAGCACGATATGTGTGATTTGCTTGCTGGCATATACCCGAACTATTTCCCTTGGGTTGGTTGGCACGTGAATTGTATGTGCTATGCCATCCCGGTAATTATGAGTGAAAAGGAGTATTGGAGTGGTAAACAGCCAAACAATACTATGCCTAAGAACTTCACAAATTGGGTGAATGACAATAAAGACAAAGTAAAGCAGTCTTCCTATATCACCCAATATGCTCGTTCAGAAAGACCTCAAAGACAAATAAGAATAGCAACTCAGAACTCGCCTGAAGTTAGGGCTAGACTTCGCGAACTTATAAATGAAACTCTTCAAGAGAAATTTAGAGAGGTAGAGCTACCAGACGGTCAAACGGCTAGAAGACTTTATCTCAATAATAATAATGAGGAATTTGTGGTAGGACGAAATTTCTTTTCTGAAACGATGGCAAAGAATATTAGAAATAGAAGACTTAGCGAAACAATACAAATTGCAGCCGATGTAAACGAATGGTTTCCTACAGCAACATTTGACAGGATTGAGGAAGGTAACTATCATGATTTTCAGTTCAAAGTATTCCATGCTACTTATCAAGGAAAACGAATAGAATGTAAGGCTAAACTTACAAGTGAAAATATCCTTTATACTATGAGATTACTAAACTAAAAAGCAAGGGATTGGAAACCCTCCCGAAGTCTGCATCCGAAGACCGACGTGTGAGAGGTCTATCCAATCCCTATTTATCTTTCTCCTTTACCGCTGCAAAGGTAATATTTTATTTTGGAAAATCCAAATCTTTTTTCGAATTTTAATTGGTTCAAGCCCTCGCTGGTGCATTTAATGTCTTGTAAGCCTCGAAAGCCAACGTGCTCACGTGCTCACTGATGGTGGTGGAGATTGTCATAATGTCTCCCATAAGGAGCATCGTCTCGCCCTTTCCGACCTCTGTAATGAGACTCAAAAGGCAGTTGATTTCATCCTTAAGCGTCTCGGCTTTCTTCATCAGCGGTGTTGGCGGCTCGACCTTGACCTCTTTCTTCTTCTCGCCAGATTGAGAAGCAATACACTTCTCAACAGCCTTCGGCACTCTCGGCTTCGGGAGGTTGCAGATGATGTTCTTCTCCTTCAATGCGAGAAGCCAGCGTCTGCCTCGCTCCGTCCAAAGAGGTCTTCTTGTGTACTTGCCCTTGATGACGTGTGTAGTCACCTCAGTTAGCTGATAGGTGGAGTAGGGACTTGTCAGCATCCACTCATAACCCTGGTTGAACGCAAGGCCAACCTCCTTCAGCTCTTCGTACAGCTTCTGTGCGCTGCTCATGCCCAACTCCTTCGCCATCTGCGTAGTGGAATAGACACCCTTTGTCATGTCGCACTTCTGCACTCTCTTGAAGCACTCATCGATTCTCTCCTGGAGATCACCCATGATTTCCTTCTGTCTTGTTAACCACTCCTGGTCCTTTTTAACTTCGACCAGCATTTCCTTTGCGAACTCTTTCAAGCTCATGTCTGCGTTTGTTGCCATAATCTAGTTTTTATGCAACCTATCAAGCTCATTATTGTAAAGAAGGGCAGCCGCTTGTTACGCCCCGAACTAGACCCTTGGGAGACCAGCGTCCCGGTCTTGATTCCCTCGGCAGGTAGTAACTCACAGTTGCCCTATTTAGTATGCTCTTAGACAAAATTACTACCTTTATCCTATATACAAAGGTACGAAAATTTTGTCAGATTACCAAATCTTTTAACCTAAATTACGAATTTAATTTGTTGGAAATCAGAGAGTTAGATTTGAGGTAAGCGATAAACTTATCAAGCATTCTTGACGTGCGCTCTCTAATATCCGTTTCTGTAAAATCTGTCAACGTCTGTGACAGCATTCGTAATTCGTGTATCTTAGTTCCAATCCTCTCGCCTGTGGATTTGAACTCACCATTATAATACTTAATCTTGTCAGCAAATCTGTAATCGGATGCCCGGATATTAACTCTTCGCTCCAATACCGATTTGTTTCCCAACATTTCAAGAACCTCGTCACTCGACAATCCACCTTCCTTGACTTGTCTGTTCCTTGGGAAGATGTGCTCAATATCATATACCGCGTCAAGAGGAAGCAATTCCTGGTTATCGAAAGAGAAAGCCCACCACACAATCATCGACTTCGTAATCGCACGAGTGTTTGAGAAACTGAAGTTATTAAATTGCGAACGGAACAACTCCTCTTGGAATAGATAGTTCTCGAAAGTAATCTCTTTGTTCTCTATGATATTCACCATCTCATTGAATACTGGTGCTCGCAAGGCTGTTATTCCTGGGTTACTGATAGCGTATGCCCAGATAAAGCCTATCAAACGATTCAAGAACAGATAGAACTTCTCGTTGTCTAGCATATTCTCAGCATTCTTATAGTGCATGAAATATACCGATACGATATAAGTCCATAAACTGTTAGGCGCATAATTCAATATAAACAAGCGCTTTAGTACATCCACTGAAAAACGGTCTTCATTCTGAGAATATACATCTTTCCAGAAGTCCGCAAGCAAGACAAGATTCTCTAAAGTCTGCTCTCATCGAAGTAGGACATATCCATTTTTCTCATAGAACTTTCGAAGTCCTTCTGTCATAGAACTACGATTCGTCAGCAAAGCCCTCTCGTAGTACATATAGCGTGTAAACAACTCGTCCAAAGGTGTTCCACGATATGGGTGGAATATTTTTGTAACGAGTTCGTCAAGCTCTTTCCATGTAGTGATAAACTCTTCCTTCTTTCCGATGGATGAGTAGAACTTATAGAGCTGTGCCTTGAAGATGTCTGAGTCAGACAAAGGCTTACCTCTATCATTAAGCGTCGAGAATATCCTAAGAGCAGTATCTTGCGACTCAGCCTCTATCGGAAGTAGTACGCAGTTATTGAGTATGCGAGCTGGATATAGTGCAAAGAAAGAAGGGTATTCTTCAATGAATTTTCCTATCTTGTCTTGAAAGTATCTGAAGTTGGTCGCATACCGACTTTTTCCTTCTGATGTTCCTTTCCGGAGTATATCCATAAACTCTTCCTTGTCGTTATCAGTTGCAACCTCCGAATTTATCTTTAAGTCGTTTGGATCATACTCTCCGAACTCATTTGCTCTCCAAATGCACTTTTCTATGTCCTCTCGCATCTTGATTGAACGATTGTCTTTCATGTGCTCCAGGCGATTGTAGAAAGCTCGCAGTAAGAGAAGCAAGGTCGTAAGACGCTGCTGACCGTCAATGATTTCAAGTTTCCCTTCGTCATTGCGGAATGTTACTATAGGACCGAGAAAGTAACTCTCTGAAGAATCGAAGCTGTCGCAGTTGTTATTCGGGAATGAAAAGGAAAATAAGTCTTCCCATAAGACCTTACATTCGTCTTCTCCCCAAGCATACGGACGCTGATAATCAGGAATCAAGAACGTCGCTTTTTTATCTTGAAAAAGATACTTTACGTTCTTTTGATCTACTATAAGCTTTGATGACATAGCAATTACATTCTACTTTTCATCAAACTCACCTTTCTCATCAAGATAGCGTACAGCTGCTTTCACGATAAACGAGAATCCTCTGAGTACAAAAGAACCTACCAGGCAAAGCAATGAGTCAATAACGTAGCCAAATGCCTGTACGCCACTAATACTTGAACTTTCATATCCATAACCGCCAGAAGTATTCAAGGCGTTTATCCAAGTTATAATTGAACCTATTATGGCTATAAATGAAACAACAGCTAAAATGTTCGAGATAGTTACAAGATGGTTTCCTACCTGTGGAACAAATTTTCTATTTCCCATATGATGCGCCCGTCATGCCGGTAGCTAAGCTTTAGTTAATAATCCGTCTATCAGATTAATAACGCATCATATAGTACTTTATTGTGTTGAACCAAAAAAAATCAGATTATTTTTTTGAGTACCTTTTCTCGCCCTGCATTCAGCTGGCGGTACTCATTGAAGTCTTTGTAGTGCTCGACCTTACCGTAAAGCTTCGGGTGGTCCATCATCTTATCAATCATTTCATTGGAGAACTCGTGATATCCGAACTCATGGTCTCCCTGGACGGAACCCATTCCCTGGCTTCTCGACGGCTTGTATTTATAGGTAAAATTGATGCCTCCCTCATAGGAGTATCTGGCAAGGCTATACGACAGGAACTTACCGTCCTTTCTTAAGATGTACCCATACGTCTGTGTCAAGCTGATGACGCGATATCCCAGTTTCTTAATATTCTCCAGGTTATCTTTCATACGCATCATACTAATGTCCTCTGAAAAACGCACATTTCTTACATTGAACTCGCTGTGTGAATTGATGTACAAATCGAGTTTGTCAATATCCCAATCATCCGGGTATATGAATTTTACCAATCTCTGCAGCCCTCTCTTATAGTTAATGAGAACCGCAAGAGTTGACTTTGGATCATAATTTCTCTTAATCTTAACCTTTACTTCCATAGTTATTTCTCCTCGAATTTATAGTTTGGGCAGCTTCTCTTGTTTCCCATTACAAGCAGTACCGGGAACAGCAGACCGTGCCTGCAACCATTTCCGTGCTCGTCAGCAGCCTCGCAAGAGAAGCAGCCGTAATACTCGTTAATATTTAATGCTGCCATTATTCGTAATCCCTAATGTTCAACAATACCGGAAATCTCGGCACTCCAGCGTCAGAATACCCTTGATGCTGAACAGTCGCCGCCATACCTATCAATTCTTCCTTGTCGGCTAAGTATTGAGCTCTGAGTGACCTTGAACCTACCGGACGGGCACAGAACTCGTACTCTCCACACTTCAGTTTGAATATAGCGGTACCTGCATCATTGCCCTCCGCTTCCAAAACATCGACCACCTTGAACTCTGTCGTGTCGAACGATTTCAGCTTCATAAGGTCATTGCTTCTGCCCTCAGTATAGGTTCCATCTGCGTTTCTGATAATGGCACCCTCGTAACCGGTGGAAACGAATATCTTGTGCCATCGCTTGATGTCCTTCTCTGAATGAGCAACGAAAGTCTGCGTAAGGTACACCGGTCCGTTTGGATCAATGGAATCAAACTCCTCCTGCAGAACTTTCCATCTGGCAGAAAAGCTTCCCGGAATCTGTGCATCGTAGATAACCATGCGTAGCTTGTCGGTCATAGCAGAACGGCACTTGACGGCAGAACATATCTGCTGGAAGGTCAATTCCTGGTGGTTGTATATCTCCCCATCCAAAGGAAGCATACCGCGGTGTTTCTCTCCCCAAGCCTTAATCTGAGGAACATCGTATTCCTTACCGCCTCTCGATGTGAGGTGAATCTCTCCGTCTTCTCCTTCATGAAGGATGCAACGAACTCCATCGTACTTAGGTTGGGCGAAGCAAGGAAACTTCGTCTGTGACGGATAATATCTTGTTGCTAACATTGGTTTCATACGCTACTTAATATCTGAGGTTATTTTAATTCTCAATGGAGTACCATTCACTCTGTGCGTGACGAAAGACTCCAGGTCCGTATAGAAGCTACTGTAGCACTCTACACTAGAGCTTTCTACTTCAATGGTGATAATCTTTTTCATAGCCATTTCCCGTATCTTCTATGAATCTCATCGTAAATGTAGGCTCCACTCGTATGCGGAGCACTGAACATTAAGATGATGTCGTTATCTACCTTTATCTGATTTGTCCTGACTACCTTGTCATTCTTGACGTGGTCGCAATAGACCGTGTTGCAGGAGTGATATAGGCGCATCGTGCGCCCATATCTGTCAGTTCCTATATTCTCTTTGTACATGGCTAGTCCTCCAAATCTACATCAAAAGCAGCCTCAATAACTTCTTTGATGTCCTCTGTGTAACCGCAAATTCCGTTGTACTCCAGCCAATGATCCAGCAACTCTGTGTTAGTCATTTCGGCTACTTCACTCTCACTATACTCTGCCTCTTCTACGAGGTACTTCATCAAATCATTCTTATCCATATTACTTGATTTTATTAATGTCACAAACTAATACATTACCTACTATTACGTCTCTAATACCTGCAATATTCACAAGCATCGTGGCGTTCTCGTTCTGAGGAAGGTCGTAAACCTTGCCTTCCTCATTAACTACCATTACCTGCGACTTGCTGAGTCGGACCAACTCGATGTGTCCACCAACAAATCCTCTCAACTCCTCCAATGAGAAATCCGTTCCGTTGGATGGCTCCACATTCTTCTTGGCGCCATCCGTGAATATTACTGTTGATAACATAGGCTAATCATTCTCTTTGCATTGTTGATAGAATAAGTCTGTGTCTGACCGTCGATATAGATGTATCTCTGACCGAACATATCCTCAAAAACCTGGATAATGTGCTTCTTGTATTTGAGAAGCTTTGTTTCAAAAAGACCACTCATAGCAGTTCCTCCTCCTATATTAAGCGATGGTGGTCTCGTACAACTTCTTGGTTGCCTCGAACACCTCTTCTCCCTGGAACATTCCGCAGTCTGCACTCTCGAAGCCCCAGTCCTCTGCGTCTCCGTCAAATATACCATATGCTGAAACTCGGAACAATGTAGGTGCAACTGAAACTACATTGATTGCCATCTTGCCAGATGCTATTCTCATAAGCTCTGAAACCTCATTAACTGTCATTTCATCAAAGCGAGCATAAACTAAATTCTTCATAATCTTTATAATTTTAATTGGTTCAACTTATAAGGTAGGCTCTGAATAGTCAAAACTACTACCTTTTATCTATATGCAAAGGTACGAAAATTTTCTGATATATGCAAATTTACCAACGATTATTTTAGTTAAAAATACTAAATTATAATACGCTGGTAATCAAATAGTTAAGGCGCCTACTCTCACGAGCAAACGCCTAGCTAACATGGTTTTAAAAAGAAATTACAAGAAACCGCCACGTCGGAGCTGTGCATCGGTAGCATTGTTAAGCCACTCCTCGCACTTCTCTATGATGCCCGTACAAGTGTCCGGCGCATCATCGTGGGCGTTATATCCTTCCTTTCTGTAGGATTTCATATCGTGGGCGAACTCCGGCCACAACTGTTCCCAATTAGAAGGGAAGACTAGTTTATTGTTTACCTCGCTGGAGCGAGTGAATATTCTAATCTGTTTGTTCTTCGATTGCGTGAACGTTACGAACTGGGTAATTCTGTTTCCGTGTTCCCTTGTTATGCGCTCGACATTGCGGGCGTAAGAGCGTCCACCATTGTTACTTTCAACGAAACACACGTCTGTCTGATTGCGCTTAACCATATTGGCTTGCGCTGGTTCCGTGTATTCCATCGGTCGCTTAGTGTATAGAACATCGGTAACATAGTAGCCGTCATCGTGTGCATCGAAGCATATAGAGCAAAGGAAGTCGAAACCGGTATCTGCCGAGTCTGTGTAGTTGCCAATCATTCTTGCATACCTTCTGTCCGGCAGCTCATCGTATGTTCTGAAGGCATGGTACATAAGACCTTCCATAGGGGTAGGGTTCTGCATGTACTGTGTCTCAAATACGAACTCGCTGGCATGCTTGATTTTATACAGCTCCTCCAGCGTATGCTTCCACGGCCACAAGGCTCGCTCCTTTCCGTCCTCGTCTGTCTGTATTACCGGGAGGGAAACAACCTTCCACTCATTCGGCTCAATCTCTTGAAGGTAACCGCACAAGTCGTGCTCGTGCAACCTCTGCATGACGATGATAATTGGCGTATGACGTGAGTTTACACGGTTACGGATGGTTGTCTCGAAACGTCTGTTGATAGACTCTCTGACGTTATCGGACAAAGCATCGTCCGGTCGTAAAGGGTCATCGATAACTATGGCTCCCGAAAAGTGACCGGGGTTGAACGTAGCCATGAACTTATCCATGTTCTTTATGTCTTCTTCGGTCCAGTCTGGCTGACCTGCACCAAAACCTGTGATCTGACCCAAGGTAGATGTAGCATACTCACCACCACCTGCCGTTGTGCTCCATTTTGATCTTGTGTTATCGTTCTTTCTGATTTTGACATTCGGAAATAGTGTTTGAAAATATGTAGAAGTTATCGTGTCCTTGACTGCCATTGAGTTGTCCTGGACGAGACTTCCGGAATAAGATATATGAAGAAACTTTGAAGCAGGGTTCAGCGCAAGACCATATGCGATAAACATCTGTGAACACAAGAGGGTCTTTCCGTAACGAGGGCTGATATTGATAATCAGCTTGTTAGTCTTTCCCCTTATCACATCCATGAGCGCATCACATATAATCCTGTGATGTTCGCCTATTACATACTCACGTCGAGCAGTATAGGCGAACATCTTAGTAGTGAATTGCAGCAGGGACGATGCCACTAACTGCTTATGAAGAAAACGTTGTTTCTCAAAGTCCATTTATCTTCTGTAATTCTTTAATATCATCCAAGGACAGCTTAGGGAACTTGAAGTCCTCGCCATCCTTGCCGGTTACTTCTTGAATATGCTTATCTGCCAATCCGTTGAGCCTTGCAACAATGCTGGAATCAAACTGATGAAGCATGGCACCATCAATCTGCTGGGCCATCACGACATTCTCAATCTGTGTTATCACCTGCTCAAAGCCTGGTCTCTTAAGATTACCTCTCTTGAAATCCGCCCATTTCTGAACGATGCCACAGAAAGCACAAAATCCGACAAGGGTATAGGCTCTTCTGAAAACCCTTACCTCTTGTCTCATGGAATTTGTGGATTTGCCGCTGCCGCCTGCAATGGAGTTGCTACCAGTCTTTTGCTGCCAAGGGTCATTTTCAACATCATCACAGTAAGCTACAAACTTATCCCATAATTCCTGAGAAGACTTAATCTTGTATGGTCTTCCAACAGGATTGGGGATTCTATGTACGAAAGACTTTACTTTCGGCTGTGATGATTCATCTGTCATGGCTTCTTAACTTTTACTAGTTTACCGCAAGCGGAACAATTATACTCATAATACTCTGAAGGCTTGACCTGGATATTCTCCTCAACGTCCTTCATTTCCTCCTTGAACTTTTGGTCCTTCTGGGCTTCCGTTACGACCTTCTTAGCAGTATGGTTAGTCTCTGCCTTTGAAGGTGCGGCCGCAGGCTTCTGTTCCTTTGGCTTAGCGTTAAGTCCAAGCATACCGGCAATGCTCTCATCGAAAGCAAACTGAATGCTGCTAGGATCACCGAGATAGGAGAGCTCCTTGCGAAGCTTCTTCTCGTTCCAAGTGGCAAACTCGGACGTCTTGTCATCAGCGATTCTATACTGCTTAATCTGCTCATCAGTCAGATAGTCAACACGGATGCATGGAACCTTATCCATTCCCAATGCCTTAGCAGCCTTATACACACCGTTACCGGTTACAATCACGTTGTTCTTATCAACGGAAATAGGCTGAGTGATGCCGAAATCCTTGATGGACTGCATGATTGCCTGTACTGCCGTCTCGTCGGTCTTGTGCGAACCGTCATGAGGCACGATACTGTCAATAGGTAACTCAATTACCTTGTCATTAATCTTAATCTCTTCCATACCTGTTAATCCTCAATTTCTATTGTTTCCATATTTCCGCAATATGGGCAAACGACCTTCATATAATGTGAACCGTCCTCGCGCTCTTTGAGAACGAACAAATCCTTGGCAGGGTCCTCCTCCTCATCATCTGAAGAAGCTTCCTCGCTTTCGCCAGCCTCTTCATTGGATGGAGCCTCGAAGTTCTCCTCATCAACCTGAGAATAGTCATCCTGGAAGCCACCATACTCTTCTGCCTGCTGATTGATGCTGTCGAGGGAGAAGTTGAGCATCTGGTTGATATCCTCAAAGAAGAATGCCTGCATATCGGTAGGAACCTCCATGTTGCGCAATTCCTCCAAAAGCTGGTCTTCATCAAAGGAAGATTTCTCTGCCAGCTTGTTATCGAGGATGCGGTACTTCTTTGCCATTTCGTCGTCCATATCCGAGTAAACGACAGGAACGAACTCCATACCCAACTGGTAAGCGGCCACGTATCTTGTGTGACCGGCAATGATTACACCTGCCTTATCAACGAGGATAGGCTTAACGAATCCAAAACGCTTGATACTCTCCTTCGTAGGCTCAACCGCATTCGTGTTGTCACGAGGGTTGTCATAGTAAGGAAAGATTTCACTGAGCTTAACTGACTTTACTTTCATTTCTTATCCTCCTTCTTCTTGGCTGTCTCTCTTGCTACGCGTCTCTCGTCGACAACCTTTTCGATAGCCGCATTATACTTATAGCTCTTGAAAATCTTGGCGAAACCGGTAACATACTTAAGTTTTACAAGCTCTTTCTGCTCCAGACCTACCTTTTCGCAAATCTCACGCTCAGACACACCATCTCTGAGCATATTGAAAACGATGTTTACCATTCCATCGACAGAGTGACTTCCACGGGCACGATTGTGTCTTACGGTTGATGCCATACGCTGGTCGATGTCCTTGTCTAGGACTACAATCGGCAGCTTTCCGCCACATCGCTCATTTATGTCCGCAAACTTGCGGATAACGAGGTTTCTGTGGAAGCCGTCGATGATTACATACTTCTGCAGCTTCTCATCCCAAATGGTAACGATAGGCATTGTGTAACCGTCTTCCCTCACGGATGTATAGAGAAGACGCATTTCCTTATCTGCCACATGGTTAGGGTTGTAGTTGTTGGCTACCACCATATCCTTGTCAACCCAAAGCACGCAATCTACAGGATTGACGTTCTCCGGAGATAAGGAACTGATATACTTTCTGAGGTCGTTCAAAAACTGCACCTTATCCTTGGCAGCATCAAACTCCTTCTTGATGTTCTCTTGAAGATTCATATTCCTTATTAGCTTTTTCTATTTTAACATAATTGTCGCTCAAATACTGACGCAAAGAACGCTCTACACTCTGAATGCGCTTCATGCCGAAATCTTCCGCAATGACGCAGACAGCGCTGGTATAACCAATCTGATGTATTACGTAATCAATACACTCCTGGCAATGACCGGCTTTAGCTACATTTCTCTTCTTGGCGGAACGGTAGCCTTTCTTGATAGTCTCCGCATTCTTCTTGTCTTCACAAAGATTGTCTGCGAGATAATCAACGTATTCATCCCAATCCTTGAAATAAGGTGGCAAGTTGTAGCAGTATGTTGCCACTTCGTTAAAGACGTGTACAGATGTATTGACGTTTGCCACTCTTCGTACCAGCTTGTCGTAGAACCATGGATCAACCTCCTTGATGAAACCTAAGTCGTGGATAGCCTGCTCATGAATGAGGGAACTAACTCGGCACGCTCTCAGCGGCTTCTGCGTGAACTGATAGTTATAGAGCTTGCAGTACGGAAGCTTGTTGCTGAAGATGTAATACCATACATCATAAACCTTCCAATCCCAAATAGGGTAGAGTACCAGACTTCTCGGTGTGCCGTCTTTATAATATCCGCCACCACCTCCCCATGTAATACCTGGAAGGCACTCACCTCTAGTAAGACCAGACAAACGTGCCGGCGATTCCTCGATACGGACACCGCCCAAAGTTAGGTAGTCTTTGCCGAAGAGCATTCTGTGTACCTGATCAAGGGTCTTGGAGAAATACTGATTGTGTGGGATTTCCAAATCTCCATAAGAATCTGGTTCCTTCTCACGAATCCATTTTTCTCCTGGCCCCCATACATTGAACCATTCTCCCTTTGAGGCATTCCATTCCTGGAAGTATGACTGAATCCAATACGGCTCAACCCACGGCAAGTGCATGATGTATCGTATGTACTCGATAGTCATTGGAGTCTCTGCCTCTTGGTCTAGGAAGAGGACGGGAATCTTTTCAATTCCCATCTCCTTCATAACCTCGTGCGCAAGGTTGAGAACCACGGTAGAGTCCTTTCCTCCCGACATCGTCACGACAATCTTACGCTTACCATAAAACTCCCGAAAGATGTATCTGAATCTTTCAAGAGCTGCCTCATAAACGTTTTTGTCACTGTAAAATATCATTTCTTTCTATTGTTTAATAATACCTTGTCGCTGGAATTACTGAAATGGGTGTCAAGGTAATTCTTAAGCCTACCCATCATTTCATTATTGTTGTGGCCGCGAGCGGCATTGTGCATGATTGTTGCATATCTCAACTTCTCTTCGTCGAAGTCAACGAAGCATACAGGAACCATCTCATATCCGATGACGCAGGCGGCGCGGTATCTGTTCTCTCCGTCCACAATCTGCATCGTCGAGCGGTTGACAACGATAGGCTGAGTAAATCCGAAATATAGCAACGATTTGATGAGAAGGTCGAAGCTGTCTGCATCATGCGTGTTAGGGTTATAGTCATTCGGATAAATGTCATCAACCTTAACGTATTCAATATGCAGCGGCTTCACCTGCTCAACCTCGATATTGTCCTTTGCCAATTTCAAGGCTAGATTTTCCTTAGAGTTTTTTGTATTCATCGAAAAATTCCTTGTTTACGATTTCCTTAACCCAATCCTTGCTTGACTTAGCCAAATAAGGATTTTTGAACTCACTCTCCCAATCTACAGACTCTACATCAAACTGGTTGTCGTAGGTCTTGCTGTTTCGAGGAATGCCACCTACGGCGCCTGGATTGTTGAACGTGCTTCTGTATGCACCGAAATGCTGAACCAGACCGGGAACGATAGCGTAAAGGTCGATACCCTTTGCCTGAAGGTATGCCTTAAGGCGCGAATCATCATAACGTGTCTGATCATCCGTCATCTTGTTTGAAGTTTCAACAAAGTCCTTGGCTAGGTCATTTGGATATACGCTAGCCTGCAGCCAGAAATTAGTCTTTGTAGAAATAACGTGCTTGCCCTTTGCGTAACAATCAGTATAGTCACCATTTGTAGGATTGTAGAAACTGATAACATTGTTTTCGGGAGCAAAAGAGAGAATATGTAAAATCTTGGCAAGAATGTTGCGGTCAAAGGTAATGTCATCGTGGATAATCATGCGATGGGTTCCTTCCGCTACTTCTTGCGTCAACGCTTGGGAATAATTGTCCCAAAGACCCTTACCTCGGTCCATAGAGATACTGACAGGAATACCATAAGGCTTCGTGCTGGTCTCTATCAACTTCTTAAGGTATTTGCCCTCACGTTCTCGCTTCGGAACGTTGAGGATGATAATCTGAGAGAGTTTAATCATATGCGTAATTATTTAGTAACTGTCCATTCTCCACCTCGCTTGGCTACCTTGCTTATGGCTACAGCCAAACGGTTTCTGTTCATATCGCTACCATAGAAAACCTTACCTGCGGCATAGGCTGCTTGGGCAACAAGTCCTTGACCCATGAAGAAGTCTGTGATAGAGCAGAACGGAACATCCTTACAAATCTTGAACACCGCATCCCATTCATCCATTCCCTGGAGTCCCCAGTCTTCTGCCTGCTTGGTGCCTTGGATAATCCAGCACTTGCAATCTGGCTTATGATAATAGGTGTTCTCGTAGATTTTTACATGAGGGAACAGCGATTCTACCATAGGAACCAACTGTTTCTTATTTCTGTAGAAGCACTCGACGAATAGTCTGTCCGGATTAATCTGCTCGATGCACCTCTTGATGTGGGCAACGAACTCGTCAAAATTATCAACCGGGCATTGCTTCTCCGCCTTGGTATAATACGCTTTGAGGACACCTTTACTTCCTGCCGGGTCGATGAATACACAATCGGCATTCTTTGAAAACTCCGGAAGCCCCAAAGTAATATCGGCAATGGTAATCTTGCTACCATTGCCTAAACTGTAAATCTCGCCTTCTGTGATGGGGTATTTGTCAATACTGCCATCATAACGCAAACCTTTCTGTGATGTCATACGCAATTTACTATTAAATAATTGTGATACTCTGATACGTTTTCTTCACCAAAAAGACTGCACAGAACCTTCTTAGAATAATAGAAATGTCTGAACTCTACATCGCATTTCTCGTAAGTGACCGGATGATACTTCTCCTTGTAGAACATCAAAAACTTACGAGCCTTACACTGTGATATAGCAAGAACAGCGTACCGGGAAAGATAAGATGGGGAACCGAACAATGCTACGATATTGTTGAAATTCCTGCAATCTAAACTCTTTCCGTCGAAAGGCTCACATACAACCCTATCCTTATAGGCTGGGTATTTGTTAGTGAACTGCTCCAACATTCCTTTACTAGGATCAATTCCTAGATATTCCTTTGGGTCGATTTCTGCAATCTCTGTCAGCAAGCCGGTACCACATCCGATGTCTAGGATTGAACCGCTGAGAGGTGGGAGCATTTGCCCCACCTCACGGTTCTCAACGAGACTCATTTCATCACGAAACAAAGTGTCGTACTTACTTGCTATTTTATCATACTGGGAATAATTCATTTTCTACTGTTGCCTGTTGCCAGGTGATTTTTTTACTTGAAATGGTTACGAAATTCTTGTGATTGTATATGTTACAATTCGGGAACATCGATTTCAACTGCATTCTGTCATAGGTGAAATGGTGCATTTCCTCGAACTCTGCAGGGGTGTAGTCATCCTTGTAGAACATAAGGCAATAATCCAAACCACTCTCGCCCAGTTTGCGGAGATACTGAGGCATGAAGTAGGAAGCGGTACCGAAAAGAGCAACCACAACGCTGTCTGCCGACATCCATTTCTTTATCGCCTCCTCAAAAGAAATAGTAGAACATCTTCGGAAAAAACCAGAGGTCTTCTCCCTGAACTGCTTGATTGCTTTCTTGCTAGGATCAACTCCATAATACATTTCCGGCTTTATCTTGGTGAAAGCGACGAAGTCTCCGTTTCCGATGCCTGCCTCGAAAAATCTTCTGTCCTTGAACGTGAACATGATAGATTTTGCCATCACGTCCATTTCCTGATTCGAATAGATTCGCGGTACCGGCCACTCCAGGAAGTCGAACTCGTTGAAAACCTTCTGTCTGTTCAAAATCCAAGTAGTCTCGAATGGGTCACCCATCGTCCAATACTTGTAACCATCAATGTAAAGGTAAGGGAAATTATACTTCCCCCATCTTTCATGGACTCCATTGTCTCGCTGTGCGCTGACGAAGTAATAGAACTCGTCGTTTGTCAATGCGCACTTGTCTCTGTGAATGTACTCATGAGGAACGTCTATCATTGAAGTGGCCCATTGCCACTTACAACGCTTGATGAACTCTCTGAGCTTACTGTAATCGTATTCCATCGCTGCAAATTTAATAAAATATTTAATGATTAAATACCTAAAATCTAAAATTAACTATATTTTAACATAAAATTGTGCATATATGCGGCTTGGATAGTCAAAAACACCGCAAAATAGGCTCTTCTCATACGCAAAGGTACGAAAAAATCTCGATATATGCAAATATATCAAACGGAAATTTTAGCCAAAAATACTAAAAATTACGCCGTTCTACTAGCCCTGTTTGGGAGCCTGGATTCTATCTGCCACAGATTATCTTTGATAAGCTTCAGAATGGTATCGTGAAAAGCGGAATTGATGTTTCCGTGGCCCTGGCATTGAACAACGGTAACATCGGCTAAGTTTACCTCGATTGTCTCCATACGCTGCCCGTTTACCTTGGCAGAAAGTATGAGGCAGTTCGGCTTTCTGTTCACATCGTAATAACCATTCCTAAATACACAGTGCCCCATTTCCTTGCCCTCTTCAAAGAACTCCTGGACGGACTTAAGAACCTGTATGTCTATGGCGCCATCCTTTATGTCAATGTCAAAGAACTGCTTTCTTCTGTCAACATATACATTAGCCATTGCTTCTGCCTTTTTCTTATTCTCCTCTTCGGCTTTAGCAGCTTGCTCCAGATATCTGAGTTGCATTTTCTCTTCCGCAATCAGACGCAGCTTAGTCATTCTGTCCTCCATTTTCTTTTTCTTGTTGTCTGCTGCCTTTAGCCACTTGTCGTGCGCCTCACGAAGATTCTCCGGGCAAACTATAGAAGGGTTACGTACATCTTTCTTAAGATACATAATACTGTCGAGCATATCCCACCACAAGCTATCGTAAATATAAGAAGCCTTTCCGTGTCTGACAACAATCTTGACGGCAGACATTTTTTCTCTGTCGAAGACAGCTTCATGGTACTTACACACCTTCCACATATCAATATCACGTCTCATGAGAGTTTCATTGTATGGGTTAGCATTGACGGAACGGAAGATTTCGTCACACAGAATCTTTTCCCCGAAGTCTCTGAGAGCATATTTATACTTGCCTTGGACTGAAGCGTAATATACTCCATCGAATCCAATATCACGAGGATCACCCAAGAAACTCCATACAGTATGCGTTCTTACTTCCAACTTTCCGAAAGCAGAAAAAGCATCTTCTATATATCCGCTGGTTCGCTGCCTGGCAAGGAAAACATATTCCCCATCTTTCAACCATTGCTGCATACACTCCTTGAAGTAAATCTTCTCCTTAATCATCTTGTGGAACCGGAACTTCGCTCTTACCTGAAAGTATCTGAGGACCTGCCATCCCTTGAATGTGCATACTAGATAGAAACACCCTCTTGAAAATCTGTCACCATACTTGTAGGCATCATCTTCAGAGATGCAAGTCTTGATGGCCCACTCACGCTGCTTGTCTGATAACTCCGGAATTCTGTCCGAGAGTTTTACAACTTTACGTTCTGTCTTATTTCTTGGCTTCATAACTCACATATTAAAAATCAAACAAACTCAACTGACCAATCTCAGCATCTTTCTTTCTCTGAGCCTCGGCTTTCTTCTTCAAGCGCTCCTTCTCAGCGGACTCCTTCTTCTGGAGTTCGATGATTTTGGCTTGCTTGAATTCCTCCTCAGCCTTCTTCTCCAGATTCTCCTTGGTCTGGTCTGAGAGATTTGTAACAATGGTGCAATTCTGATTCTTGGTGAATGAAACTTCTTCTTCATTATAATAGTGAATTGCAATTCCATAAATCTCATCATCGTCAAACCCCTGTCTTCCGGATTTCTTGACCTCTGAGATAATAAAGTCGCAGCAGTCATCGATATTCTTGCCAGGCTTGGCGTAATCCTTTGCGAACAATTCATCCTCTGCTGCACGCTTGTCAAGATATGCCTTGATTATCTTCTTGAATGTTTCTGATCCTTTCATAACCTTTCCATTTTTTGAAACCTATAGGCTTGTCTCTAAAACCCTTACGGAATGCTTCTCTCATAGAGATGCAAATGAAATCTACGCTGCATTGTGCCAAGCCCGTACAAAACGCACAATCCTCGCAATCATCCATTGGTTCCGCTACGTACACGATGCCGTTAATGACTATCGCCGCTTTCTCCTTGAAGACTGCCATTCCTTTTCGCCAGCAAGCCCTTTGCCCTTGTTAATCTTCTAGCCAAATCTAAGTCTCTAGACCTTGTGGCTTTTTCATTAATAAAAGCAGCTGCTTTCTCCAAAACACTAAGCAATTCTCTGAACTCAGTCTTCGTTGTCTTCACTTCCATACGCTTCCTGTGCCGTTATAATTCTACAACCGGTGTAATCGTCTGCAGAAAGGACAATCTCACCATTATTAACCTTTTCTCTAATCATAGAGCAAGCATCCGTGTTTGTATCTGCCTCTACGGTTATTGTCTTACTCAAAGTTTCTTGAATGCAAACATCATATTTCATATTATGTTACCTCCCATGTTTCAATGTAAAACTCGTAGCTTTTACCACTACATTGGCTCTGCCCGATATTGCGCAAATCTTTAAGTTGCTCTTCCGAAGCTCCATTAGCCTCGGCTGTTGCGTAGCATTTCTGAAGGCTGTCGGCTACTCTAAGCAATTCGCCGCTTCCCTTTGTATGCCAGGCATCTTCTTTATAAATCAGATATACCTTCATAATTAAATCTCTTTAAAATGAACACTAGTTCTATCTTTACGTTCACTTGCAAGGCAAGCTAAATCTTCGCAAGTTATCTCGACGTCATCGCGATGAACGTTTGGAATACATACAATACAATTTGGACAACTCCCTCGTTTTGCCACAACACAATTAATGCCATTGATAGAAAGCTTTTGACCGATAGGGAAGTCTGCTTCTATACTAGACTTTTTTACATTGATGATATCTTTGTTCTCATCCATGATTAATCCTCCTTTTCTTTTAAGTAACGAAGGTATAACTGACAGTTGTCGCAATCAGAATTGCATCTATAACTGTACTCGTTGGCGCAAGCCATAAATAATTCACTTCTTTTCATAATGGTGTAAAATTAAAGGTCGGGTGCCGTCTTTCCGAGCTGTCGCAAAATAAAGAATATCAAACATTGTTTTGTTATTTAATCCCGACCATTGATTAACGATGATTTTTACTTAATTCTACATGTTTCACCTCCAATCTTATTAAGTTTAACTTCCATATCCTGTAAATCTGCCAACAGCGGAACTTCTTGTCTCGTTGCACACCGAGCCTGGCTTAAGATAGTACTTGTAATGCGTACTTCTCTCCAACCTCTTACTCCAGCAGAAACCGAAAGCATCGAACTCCTTGCCGCACCATTCATGTGCGTAGTAATATTCGTTAGCATGTACCTTTTGCTCCTTGCTGAGCTGAAAGAACAATGCACGATACTTGTTGGCCTCTGTTGGATTCTCCTTAAAATCCTTCTCAATCTGCTTACGCTCCTCGGTATATTCAGCCAATTTCTGCTGGTATTCCTCCTCGCTATCGCACAGATAATAATCTGTGTCTGTCCAATGACTATCCCAATAGGAATTGGAAGACTGATGTATATGATAAATATTTTTCATTTCTTTTTATCCTTTCTATAAAGGAAGAATGCGTCACCTTGCCAGCCGAAGTTCCTGGACTCACATTTTGCAAGTATATGTGTATCTGTCTCGATGAGCACATCTTCATATTTGTCTAACTCAGTTTGTGTATCTGATGTATCTTCTCCATAATCCCATTGAAGCATAAATTCCAATATTTCATTATGGTCACCGACACAATCCAGTCTGCAAACATACTCGTAATCCCTAATATCTCCAGAACAGCTCTGATGCTGCGGGGAAATCTCTACGATAAGAGATAAGTAATCGTAATCTTTCATATTATTTATATCTTAAAAGGTAGGCTGCCGTCTTTCCGGCTGCCAGATAAGAATAAGGTATCTAACTTGTGGGTGTCCTTAATACCCAAATCGTTAAACCTTACTTTTGCCTACCTTTATAATAAGTATATAAATCCATCATACTATTGTAGAACCACTGCCATGCGACAATCTCCTTCTGCTCTTTAGTAATATCCAGGGCATCAGTAATCATCTTTCTGCGCCAGTTTATCAGTCTGTCACATGACTGGATGATTCTTGCAATCATCACATGGGCGACATTCTCCATCATTACCGCCTCGCCATTTACCATCTTCAGGGCGTACTTTTCTGCAGCATCGTGCCAAAGGTTGTAGGCTACAGAACCATTATTGAGCATCAGATAGAGTTCTTCCATGTCTGCCGTTCTCGTGTATTGTACCATTTCCTTTACCAACATAGCTAGCCCTCCAATTTGTCTATATACTCTTTTCTTGCCTCTGTGAACACCTTGGCTTTGCGCTCGTCCGAAAGAAACTCTTTGATAGAGAATCCCAATGCGATAATACCATTCTCAAATTCCCATGTATATCCGCATTCATGGTTGCCAAACTCATAGATGAGAGCATCCTTTAAATTCTCATCATTTGAATAGAACTCCTCGTCCTCCTTTACTGAACGCTCGGAAAACTCGATGAACAAATGCTCATCCTCTTTTAGGCAATAGACTCCACAGCCTAAGGAAGAAATCTTCTTTAAGTCTTCCTCGCTGGTTGAGAGTCCTCACTCTGCCATCATTTCCTCAAACTGTTTGTCTCCAAAGGCAGCTTTCATCGGGAGCTTGTTGAACTCCTTTTGTTGCTTGGCTTTATAATCTACGTATTTCATAACTCGTTTAATTTATACGCTTGGCAAGCATTGTCCCCACAATGAGGGTTCTCGGAAAAATCACAAGATCCATATCCATAAATGTCCTCGTGAAGGAACAATGCACAGTTGCCACAACACTTGTTTATATTCTTACACATATTCCCTGGTCAACACCTCCTCTGTTATAATAGCGGCTACACTTAAAGCCAAGGCTGGTCAGCCAATCCGTAATAGCTGGATGGAGTTTGTATGGAGCATAACAGTCTCTCCACCAATCCTTGCTATCTGGGTCTGGAATTTTCCAATCATATGAAAAGTGTGCTGCGCCACCGATTAAAGCGTGATCATATCGCATCAAGTACTTCTTGATATAAGCAAGAAGCTTTTCCTTGTTTTCCTCTGTGAGTTGAGAAACTCTAGCTGCTCTGATTTCTTCAATTAACCCCATGACCGTACCTCCTTTACATAATGCCCTCCTTCATCAAGAGCTTATACTCTTCCATGCTGTCCCCAACGTGGCCATACAAGCAACCGTCCTCGACGTTCTTCCAATACTCTTGTTGGGTGGAATATGCCGCCATACTGGCGACTACGACCACGTAGCCCAATGATTTAATAAGATTGAAATTTGAATTTCTCATAATTATTCCCTTTCTATGAATTTTAATTGGTTTATATTTTACTAATCTGAAGCGACATTCTGGTTAAAATCATCTTGTCGATTTCTTCGAGGCAACTGTGCTCATCGAGCGTCCTCAAATCATCTATTGAATCGAGATATTCTTTCACGGTCTCGAAAGAACAATAGCTGCTCCCGTACTTACGGAAGTACTCTTCCTCTATGAATCTGACCAGCATATACTGCTTGCGAAGCATGTCGAAATATGGATTATCTCTGTAATTGCCCAAATTGTGGTCTGGTCTAAGATTTTCCTCAATCTCTCCAAAAGCCCTGAAAACTTTATCCGTCGAAAGGCATACGACCGCACACTCTCTGAAATGTTTCTGCAACTGTTCCTTTTTAGAGGAGGTCAAACTGCTAGTTTCAATATATCCTAACTTCTTCATAATCTTTATAAATTTAATTGGTTCAACTTGTAAGATAGGCTCTGAATAGTCAAAAGTACTACCTTTTATCTATATGCAAAGGTACGAAAATTTTCTGATATATGCAAATTTACCAACGATTATTTTAGTTAAAAATACTAAATCATAGTACTTTATAACTATCTGATTATCAGAATGGTGCATCTGCTTCTTCTGGTTTTTCGAAAGGCACCTGTACATCTTCGTTGATTAAATTCGTCTTGAAAAAATTTGTCGTATTTTTGTTGAATCCCATAAAAAATTTGAATGTTCCGATATTACGTCCCTTGGCAACGTCTATCATAGCCGTTCCGTCAGTAGGATAATCGTCCTTGTTATCAAATGGGGCAGGGTACGCTCTGTTGTAATACTCTGCTCGATAGACTAGGATGACAACATCGGCAGCTTCTCCTATCTGTCCACTATCGCGCAGTCGGTTCAGATTCGGCTCCGGGCAGTTACTATCTCTAGACAACTGACTTAGGGCGATGATCCATATGTTCAGTTCCTTTGCGAGGTTCTTGAATCTTCGTGCGGCATCACCCATAGCCTGCTCCCTGCTGAAACTCGTACTCCTAGAGTTTACGTTAAGAATCTGCAAGTAATCAACTACGGCTCCGTCTATGTCCTTCTGCATCTTAAGCATTCGGATGGAAAGAAGGATAGAATCTATATTTGACGTGCTCTTGTCATCAAAGAATAAATTCTCTCCGGGTAACTTGCCTCTAGCATCATCAATCATCCTTATCTCGCTTGGCGCCAGACTGCCCGAATAGAGGATATTGTTGGCCGGGATGTTCGTCTTGGCAGAAAGCAGACGTGCCGTAAGCTGCTCCTTCGTCATTTCCATAGAATAGAAAGCAACCTTTGCTCCGTTCTCAATGGCGTGTCTTGTCATGCAAAGTGCGAGGCTCGTCTTTCCCTGAGAAGTTTCGCCGGCAACGATAATCAAGTCAGACTTCTGCAGACCTCCCTTTTCATCGAATCTCTCCATACCGGTCTTGGTTCCTGTCGTGACACCTCCAACGGTGGCATTCTTAACCATTATCTCGTTTAGACTATTCATTGCATCATCGAGCGTGAACACTCCATCTGCTTTCTCAAATACTCCTCCGATACTCTCTATAGCCTCTTGGTGGGCGTCTGCGGTCAGAATCTCTTCCGATAACCCAACCTTGGAAAGCTGCTGCCCGACAACCCAGAGTTTTCTTCTTCTACCAAGGTCCTGCAATCTGATGGCATGATATTCTACATGTGCAGATGATGCAATCTGTGCCGAAATGTTCATCAAGTCCAATGCTGTTACATTCGACTTCTGCTTACTGAGCTCGGCAGAAACAGATATGACATCTATCGGCATACCTTGCTTTCCCATATTATCAACAGCCTTCCATATATCCCTACACATGGGGTCGTAAAAACAGTCTTCATCTAGATACTGGCTTACTAGAGTGTATGCGGTAGGATCAACAAGAAGACTTCCGATAACATACTGCTCAGCCTTTGGGTCATTCACTAATGGCTGATTCTGATATGGTGATTGTTCTAAACTCATCTGAACGATACCTCCTCAAAACTTAAAATATCAAACATTTCGTGCATTCTATCTACAATTCTTGGGTCATCGTACTTCTGTCCAATGTCAATGGCCGTTAGGTTTGAACTGATAATCGTGGGCAGCATCTGCTCATAGCGATAGTCCAACAACTCGTCAAACGGCTTGTAGTGCATTCCGTAAGTGACTATCTCCGTTGGCTCAGCACCCAAATCGTCAATCAAGAGAAACTTAGTGTTCATGATTGCTCTGAACTCGTTTATGTCTTCGTGAATCATGTAAGCCATATCTCTAGCCTTGACGAATCGCGGATATTTGTCACCCTCGCAATAGCTAATCTTGTTTGAGTCCACAAGATGAACTAGCAAATCTCGAATAGCCTTTAGCATTGTAGTCTTGCCGTTTCCAATACTGCCGGGCATAAACAGCCCGTAAAAGTTTGTCTCTATAGTAAGAAAATCCCCGACTTTCGATATTGCTTCCTTTAGCTCGTCAGTGAAGACGAACGTTCTTTTTCTTTTCTCTACCTCTCGTTTGTAGGCATAGTAAAGAAAGTTCTTGACTTCTCTATTTTCCAACGGCAACTCCAAACCCCGACCGATACGCTGATGTGTCTTTGTGGTCTGGAGCTTTCCATCCTGTCTTTGTATTGTTTCCATTGTCTGTTACGTTTTGTCTATGATTTTTCATTTCTGATACTATCTCGTTGTATTGAGAATCAATTTTGTTAACCGAAAAATTGTTCATTATCCAAGTCTTGTCGATACGACGTAGAAACTCTTCCAATGCCTTAAGCAAGCTCTCGTCATCTATCGGAAGCGGCACTGTTTTGTGACTTCTAGCAAAAGAAATCTTCTTTAGGATAGAGTTCATAGCCTTTGCATCCTTGGGTTGCCAATAATAGGCGGAGTCATAGAGTTCTTGGTAATACTTCTCGAATATTTGCCGTCCCTTGTGGCAGATGGTAAACTCTTTCGGTTTCGATTTCCTCGTGCGTGCGCTAGAAGGAGAAGATAATTTTATATTATCTTCCCGTTCCGTAGGAACGGAATATATATTCTTTGAAGGGTTTGGGGAACTTTCTTTGGACTCTGGCATTTGCTTAGCATTTGCTAGAGATTCGCTAGCATTTGCTAGAATATCTGTAGCATTTGCCAGAGAATTTGTAGCATTTGCTAGAGATTCGCTAGCATTTGCTTGGCATTTGCTAGAAGATTCCTTAGCATTTGCTACGAAATTTCTAGCCTTTGCTGCACCACCTGCACGACCGGCTCTAGCTCTAGCTTCGCTGACTTTTCTTGCCTGCTCGATGGTGTCTGAAAGTTCCTTAGAATAGAAATATTCTTCCTCAACCTCGAATAAATCAAAATCCTCAACTACAGATTGCACCACGGAAACATCAACACGCATCTCATAAGCTATCATAGAATAATCCTTTGACAGCTTATGATCCTCGTCTTCCTCCAATAGTTGCATAAGAGCAACGTAGATGCCGTAGGCAGCTATGCCGTGCTTCACCCTTGCTCTCATTACTTCTGGAGAATCACTATTTCTGATGCAATTATATTTCATAATCTTATTGGTTCAAGTCCTCGTTCTTAATGAAGCATATCTTACCTCGCTTTATACTATTTGCCAGGGAGTCAACTTCTGTCTGTAACTTACTGTAAACAGCACTTTGCTGCTTAGAGATAAAATTGTGGATAGAAGGGCTAATCTTTAAAGCGATAAAAGCCATCCCCTCCAAAATCTTAAACTCACGATACAACACACCTGCCGACTTGAACTGTTTGTCCAAGCCTACCAAGAACGTTCTGTAGTCCTTGATTCCTTCAAAATCTCTTAGAAATTCTGTCTCTTCCATATTGTATAATATTTTATTTATAACTATATTGTTTCTCCTTAATGCAAAATTACGAATTTTATCCGATATATGCAAAAGAATTAACTTAAATATTCAAAAATACCAAAATATATTTAGATATATATTTGGCTATCTCATTTTTTTTTAGTACTTTTGCAGTATGTTTTTTCCATTATATTCTGTAAAAGAATATTGTATGGGTTTCTCTTTAGCCTGCTGGCGAGCAGGCTTTTTTTATTGGGATTTATTTGGCAATTTGAAAATAATTCATTACCTTTGCAAACAAATCCCTTTAAAGTATAATCTTTATAGGATTTTAATTGGTTCAAGTCCTCGGTGTTGTGAAACACTGGGGACTTATATTTTTTACAGATTAACGGTGATACCTTTCTCATAACTCAGTCTCTTTACTTCATTAGTATAATACTTAATCATTTTCTCCAACTCATCGTCATCCCATTTCTTGATGGAGTGAGCACGCTCTCGCAGGGTGGAAAATCGGGAAACACCAATCTTCTTTATCAGATTCTCCTGGTAGTATATAAGATGGTCTGACTTCACTCTGTTGCACCCGATACATTCTGCATTGCAGTTATCTTCATCAAATCGGGTGGCCATGTTGGAACGTCCGAAGAAATGACCGCAATCAAGCTCTCTGTACGGCTTTATCTTTCCGCAGCTGATACATTGTCCCATGCCGCTTGGCATGCAGTCTCTCAGACGTATATACAATGCAAACACCTTGTCTAGTCTCTTGACCAAATCAGGCTTACTCTTCTTTCTCTTTTTGGGAGCAGAAGGAGATTTCTTCTTTTTCTTATAAATTGGAAACATTTCTTTTGAATTTACATGTAACATATTTGTCCGTCATGTTCGCAAAATCAACACATAAACGGCAAGCTAAACTTCCTACATAAATTGGTTCTTGTGTAAATACTCCCTTTCTGCAATGCGGACAGAGAGTTAAATACTCAGTTCCTAATGCGGAATCTCTTTGCTTATATTCAATAAGCTCATTTAGAACGCTCATCTTAGTACGACATTAGTTAATTGTGTTCCTCTGGAATACACCGCCCATTTCGTGGTTCCTGGAGGTCTGCTAATAAAGAGGTCTGCGACATTTCCGAACCGGCTATAGTTTCCCGACAAGTCAACTATCCACCCATCCTTGCCTTCAAAAGGTCTGATAGCGCGACCTACCATCTGGTAGTAGAGCCCGAGAGATTTCGTCGGGCGTGCCAAGACAACGGTGTCTAAGGCTGGATAATCGAATCCCGTAGTCAGTACACCAACGTTGGCAACAACCTTTATTTCTCTCCTCTTGAATCCTTCGAGAATGGCTTCACGCTCCTTTTTGGGTGTCTCTCCTGTCACGATGGCGGCATTGACTCCGAGTGATTGGAGTTTATCAACCAGCTGCCTGGCCTCCCTTGTGAAAGCGGTAAATACAAGTACTCCCTTTCTAGGAATGCCGCTTTTAGGCTGCAGAACCTTGACTACTGTGTTTGATAACTTATCGTAGAATCCGCTACGCTCATACTCTGCGAGGAGACTTCTTTCATCATAATCTGCACCGGTGGAGTTGCTTCTGACTCTTCTTAAATCCAATGTCGTCAAATCGTAATAATGCAAGTCTGCGAGATAACCTTTAGAAAGTAGTTCTCCAATCTGACAACAATAGATGACCTTTGAAAATATTCTAGGTCTTACTCTCGTGAGGAACTTCAAGATGGAACCTCCTTCGGCACGATCAAGACGGTATGGCGTGGCTGTTAATCCAACAACCTGTCTGTTCTTCGCTTCTATGAACTCCTTGTACTGCCCAGCTTTAGAGTTTACGTAATGACATTCGTCAATTATGATGTTCTTGAAACAATCGAAGTCTGACATATGGTTCATTACGCTTCCGATGGTGGCAAAGGTTATTCTGTTTATGTCCTTACATCCTACAGAGGCACTATAGCAACCGCAATCGAAGATACCATAGCTTTGCAGTTTGGCAAAGTTCTGCTGAAGAATTTCCTTACTAGGTTGAAATACTAACAGCGGCCCTTCCAGACGAGAGGCGATATCTGCTATCACCAAGCTCTTTCCTGCACCCGTAGGCAGGATAACCAATCCGTTCTTGTCAGCCTTGCTAGTGAACAGCCTTACGGCTGCATCACTAGCTTGCTTTTGATAATTTCTAAGAGTGTACTTCATTACTCGCCGAATGGTAATTCATCATCGTCATCATCTGAAGACTGCTCTGGCTGAGCTTCTTCTTTTGGCTGCTCCTCTTCTGGGAACTCCAATCCGAAGACATCTTTCATGCTCTCACGATTCTTGACCTCATTTGCCCAAATCTCAGAACGGTCCGGGATAGCATAAGCCTTTGCAAGTAAGAACTTCTCGGTATTTGCATCCCAATTATATACGAGATAGTAACCTGCCAATGCAATACAGAACACGTTCTTCGACTTAAGACGCATATCAACAGTTCCCTGGCGCACCTCAGCGGCGTACTTGGCTACTTCCATAAGAACAGAAGCATAAGCCTCTTCTGCATCCTTCTTCATCTTCTTGGCTTTTTCCAAAGCCTCCTCCAACTCCAGCTTGCGAGCTGGCACAACGTTCTCTTCGAGTGTGCAATACTCCTCTCTGATGTTCTTCTTCTCGAACTCATCGAGGAAACGTGTAACCAACTCATTGTCAGGGAAGGTCGCCGTGAAGTGCTTTCCGACAAACTTAAGGATGTCTGCCTTATTCTTCAAAGGCTTCTCTCCGCAAAGGTTCTCCTCGGTCAAAGCAAGGAAGTCCAACTCCATTGGGAACATGTCTTTTACACCTTCCTCCAATACAAACTCAATGTTCTCAGGAACATAATTTTTCAAATCTGATTTCATAATTATAAATACTTTTCATATAATGCTATCTGTTTCTGAGCTTCAAGCAAGGCTGCTTCTTCATTAGGTTCGGGTATATACAACCCTGCAACCATACTTGAATAGTTCCGAAACTTCTCAATAGCGTCTGTTAATTCTTTTGTGTCAAGGTCAGCCGTGCTTCTCCAATAAGTTACAGGCTGTCCTCTTCTGTTTGTTCTCTGCTTCGCAAAGATTTCTCTGTTCACTATCTGCTTGAAAATGTTATACTTCACATATTCTTCATCGTAGCCGAACTCTGATGCGAAATACTGAAGGCACACATGCAGATAGCTGTTTTGGGCGAGGGAACGTGGACGGTGCTTTTTCTTCACCTCCACGATAAAACCCTTTCCGCTTTTCAGGGCATCCATGTAAAGGCCATTGCAATAGTCCTTGTAGTCTGCCCTGTCCTTGTCATTGTTGAGATTGAAAATCATAACTAGAATGGCAAATCATCATCTTTGCCCGGCTGCGGTGCCGGTGACTGAACTCCTTGTGGCTGCGGTGGTGGAGGAGCTTGCTGCTGCGTCTGGCCACCTCTCTGATACTTTTCTATCTTATAACCCGAAATGGTATTGAAATACTTTACCGGGTCATTTGCACTCTTCTGATACTTGGTACCTTGAAGAGCAAAAGATATAGTAACAATCTCGCCAACTGCAAAATCAGCAGGATCATCCACGTGCTTTCCGCTGAACTCAAAACTTGGGTAGTTCTCGTACACCTCTTCGAAGTTCGAGTGTGTACAGTTAAGAACCACAACTCTCTTTTTGAACGGCTCTCCACCGCTCTTACTTGGTATTTCCTCGACATTGCCGATGAGCAATACCCTTCCTGTCATTGTATTAGCCATCTGATTCTGTTAATGGTAAATATGGTAATAATTCTCTCATTTCTACCCATTTGAGGAAGTCACGCAATAATGCATGGTTTTTGTCTTCCATCCCTGGATATCTGTAACAAGTGATTGCTGGCTCATAAGGGGTAAGCTTAAGACCTCTCACGTCTCCCTTGTGCTTGTCCTTATTGTAGCCCTCAAAGACAAACAAGTCAAAATGGAACACATCAGCTTCAAACAACTCTAGGTAAAGCTGCCATTGGCAACTGTCTATATAGTCTTTGTCTGATACCGGTCCGTACTTAGTCTTGATGTCTCTTATCTCTAGTCCGTCAATCATATCGGCACATCCCGTGACAACGGCATTGCCGAAATCCTTATATTCACGAACCTCATGAAAGGCGCCAGGATGCTCATTTCTGTATTTCAAAGCAACCTTGCATTGTGGAATGTCGAGAATCGCTTCACCTTCATCAAAGACGAACCTTCTTCCTTTTGGAACGGGTTCTGTCTTATCTTTCTTATAATAGGTGAAATGGCGAACACCTTCCGGCTCCTTGAAGCAATGGGGACTGCCAGTCTCCACGATGGAGTGAAAGGCAGTTCCTATTCTTGTGTAATCGTTGCCCTCAAACTTCTTAGTGATATTGTCTATAACGTCCTGCTCTGTAACATAAGCATATTCCCCAGACATATACCGTCTGAAGCTCTCTAGCTGGGTAACTCTAATCAAAGGCTTCATCATGCTGCATCCTCGTGCTTGACGAACTTCTTGCCCTTCTTGTCAAAGTCAATGCCTTTGACAGCAAGTTCCTTGATCATCTGATTCATGAATGCCTTCTGATGAATCTTGTTCAATCCGTGGGCAACCTCGATGAGAGCATTTGCATCATCTACAGTCTCCACGGCTGCAAGCTTCTTTCGGGCATCATCAACGGCTTCCTGCGCCTTAGCCTGAGCATCAGACTTATTCACGATGGCTTTCTTCACCTTCTTGATGATGTCTGCCATGCAAGTGTCAAACTCCTCTGTTCCGTAAGCTGGAATCCAAGTGTCCTGCAGGTCTGCAACATTCTTACCAACACGATTGTCCTGTGGCTCGAACTTGATGACGCGATTGCCGTTCTCCTTGCAGATGTAACCTACCTGGTCCGCAATACGGATGAGCAAGTCTTTGCTCTGTCCTGTACAGTCTGGAGAATGCTTGATGTAATCTCCTTCCTGTGTCTCCTTGTCGTGACAGATGAAGATGATGTCTGAATTGTTTGAACGGAGAATGCCGACAAACTGCTTGAACAATTCTCCCATCACACCATATCGCTTCAATGAGTTAGTTCCCAGCTTAGGGTCTTGCTGAATAGCAAAAGCGTTGAGATAGTCATCGAGCATAGCCTTGGCTGTGTCTACTACGATGGTCTTACACTCACTGATCAAACCTGGCTTCCAAACCTGCTTGCCATCCTCAACAACATAGGAACCGATAACCTCAGCATTGTAGATGTCTTCCCAGCGTGAAGCCGTGACAACAATGTCTGGACGCTGAACGGCACGGTCAAAGCCTCGGTCGGTGTCGATGAGTAAAGGACTGTTGGCTGTAGTAGCCAAAGATGTCTTACCGGTACCTGGAGTACCATAAAGTACGATAATCACTGGACGCTCTGTAACAACGTCATTCTTTCTAATAATTGGCATAAACTAATATTTAATTGTTAAACAAAGTGTTCTTATTTGCATAGGTGATAAACTCAGAGAGCTTATGTATTCCTAGTTTCACATACACAGACTTTACGTGCTGATGTATCGTGTTCGGGGAGTTGAATAGCTCGGCTGCCGCCTCCTGCTCGCTTCGTCCCTCATAAAGCAGTTTCATCACGCGCAACTCCGCAGTAGAAAGATTAGCATTAAACCTTGGCATACATACGATACCTTCATAAGGACATTCACCACGCATTGGGCATTCGACCTTCTCGAAGTTGAACCTTCCATCCTTGTCAACATCGACGACATCAAAAGCCGTAGTGTCGAGTCGACAAAAGTTGCATTTGCAAAATCGACGCATCATGAGATACTGATAATAACTCTCGTTAGGTGCGCTCTTGGAGTAAATCTTCTCCAACGCCTTGTATGCTTCCGGATAGCAAGCGCGAACCTTTTCCAGGATGTATTTCACCAGCTCTGTATGTGTCTCATCGACCATGAAGTTCTTTCCGTCTGACGTCTTACACCATAGCTCATCCTCGAACATATAGAACTCTAATCCTTCCATAAGTCCTCCTCGCTAATGCCTGTTAGCTCACACAATACTTCTACATGGATGTGCTGCTGTGGCTTCATGCCATATAGAACCCAATTCCTAACTGTCTGCTCGGTAACCTTGCAGCGTCTAGCGACTTCCGTGATGAAGTCGTATCGCGGGGCACTTCTCATCGGTAACCCCTGATAATAACCTTTTAAGGTCATTTTTTGAGATTTTTCCTCAAAAGTGTTTGATGTTTGAATATTTTCCATTATCTTTGCACTATGTTTTATATCTTTATGCAAAGATACAAATATATTCTGATATATGCAAATATATCGAAAATATTTAGTCAAAATTAACAAATTTATACAGATATGTTCAAATATAAAGAATTTAGAAGAGCTCACGGACTATTTCAGTCTAAGCTTGCAGAAATTATGGGAATTTCCCAATCTAACATTTCGAGATACGAAACAGAGGGTATAGATCCTACACCTGCGCAGTTTCAGAAACTATACGATGAGTATGGAGAAGAAAATGTCAAGGCTTTCGAGGTAGAACCTTCTCAACTCGTTAATGCAGAGAATAATGTAAACAGTGGCTCTGGAAATCAGAACAACGGAATCCAAAGTAATGCTGATTTAGTAGAAATTATAAAGAGGCAGACTGAGATGATAGCAAAGCATATCGAAAAACAAGATGATATAAATGTACGTCTCATGAATCTTCTTGAAAAATTAACTTTGAAATGAAACTGAATATTCCCGATTGTGCCCTGGATATTAGCGACAGGTTCTTCAAAGCACTTGATGTTCTCAAAGAACAGAGAAAAATTAAAGGCTTACAGACTTTTACAAAAGAGTTTGGTTTGAACTATGGTAACATGAATACTCTAAAGCATAACAGAGATAAGCGTACTTTTCGTATAGAGTATCTTGCTTACCTCGCTGAAGGGTATGGTGTATCATGCGAGTGGCTACTGCTTGGAACCGGTCCCATGTTTACACAAACGTGTTCCAAAAGCGAAGAATCTCAGAACCTTTGA